TCATAAGGCCACCGTTGTCCACCCCTTCCCTCGATCATCATGGTACCTATCCGTTTGTTGTTGAGTTTTATGTCCAAGTAAATCTTTCGTGTTTATACCCTGGGCTTTATATAACCGCTCGGAAAGCGATCTTTGTTCATGGAAAGTTGCCGGTGTACCTTGTCCCCAGTCGATATCTGCACTGTCTCTTGCCTTGCTGAAATTCATGGTCAGTGTTCTGGGTTTCACCTGTGCTCCTCGCTCAGCCTGTGAGGTGGTTCTAAAGAAATGAACCAAATAAGGGCTTACTGCATAATCCCGGCAACGACTGATTACATCTCGGAGGCTCCAGTTGATTGCGTTGCAACGCAGAGCTAATGGTATAGCGATTTTGCTTCCGGTTTTCTCTTGTTCAACGTGTAGATGATCGTCCCAGATGTCCGAGAATTTCATACGGGATATATCACCTAGTCGCTGTCCTGTTACTATGGCTAAAAGCATGGCGTTCCCCATGTATTTGTGATTTTCATCGGCTATATCAAAAATCTTTTGCCATTCCTCAAGAGTGAGGCGCTGGCGAGTGATCTTTCTACGAGGTTGTTTAGTTGCTAGTGCAGGGTTATAACCAGGAGGTACTTCTCCCGCATGCTGAGCTTCTTTAAAAACATCTATTAGGACAGAGCGAATGACCTGAGCCATTCTGGGTTGTCCCTCCGCTAAATATTCATCAAGAATTTGCGCAACATCTCGAACATTGACAGCGGATATTAATTTCATTCCTACCCGCTCCTTAAGCAGAGATACTGGTTTTGCTTTTTGTTTGATAGTGTTTTCTTTAATATCTCCGGACTTTAATCTTTCTTGCTGAATCTTCCAGTAACGTTCAAGCCAGGTGTTAGTTGATATTGATTTTCCTGAGCTGGTGGAAATTCTGTCAGTGATTGCCATTATCTGGCGGGTTTGTTGTTCCGCCAGTCTTTTATTTGCTTCAATAGCTATTGCCGTGGCCTCTGCTTCATCTGTTCCTAGACTATGAAACTTACCAGTTATCGGGTGCTTATAACGCCAGTATACTTTATTAACCTTTCTACTGTAGAGCGGGTATAAATTTGGAATAGATATATTATTTTTACGTGGTCTGGCAGCCATCGTTCAAAATCCTCTGCAAAAGAACAGGGTCGCTTTTCTTTACTACAGGAGTGGTCAATGTACCGACCAACTCAGCATCCTCCCTGACGCGCCAGAATCGACCTTCTTTTTTGGCTGGGGGAGAAAACATATTCTGTTTAGCATAATTCCTGAGAGTGGAAACGCTTGGAGGATTGCTTCTATATTTCTCGTTTGCCCACTCTTCAAGGGTTAACATCTGAAGCATGTGTTTTACCTCATTATGGCCCATTGCTGGGCCAGTATCTGAAAATAAAAAATCAGTTTTGCATCAATTTTTGCAGCACCTGATTGCCGGCAATTATTCGCTGCCAGATCGCTGATACATAGCGGGCCTGATGAATAGCATCAGCGAGGGCATTGTGACGAGACCCTTCAAACGGGATCGTTGTTTTGGGGTCGAAGCTAATGGCCTGGCCGAGCTCTACCATTGTTCGTACGTCCCGATCGTTCCAGTATTCCCACGGATAATCTTCAGCAATGCAATCGTAAGAAGAACGCAGAATAGAGTTGTCGAATGACGCACCGTTACCCCATACCTGCGCCTTTTTGCTCCCACCAGCGACATTATCAGAAACAAATTCTCTGAACTGGAGTAATGCATCCTGCAACGGGATAGCATCATCATTTACGATCGCAGAGCGTGCTTCGGAGGACTGCTTAAGCCACCAGATAACAGTAGAGGGATCGATTACGGCGCCCCAGTTCACAGAGGATTCAAGGCATACGACTTTATAGAAACTTTCTCCAATAGAGCCGGTTGCCGGGTCAAAAACAACCGCACCAATAGCGACGATAGGGGCGTTATGTTTTTTACCCATGGTTTCCAGATCAACCATAACGTGAACATAATCAATTGGCTGATCTTCATCCTTATTATGATGACCGGATTCAATATCTACAGCATCCATTTGATGAACAACTTCATCTGTTTTTTCTTTTTGGTTAACCTTGCCCTTAACATCAACAAGACCGTCAATGGAAAATACTCCGTCCCCAATTTTTGAAACTTCAGGCTGCCTGGTCTTGGTAAGGTCTTCGGTTACCCACTTCGGATCCGTAGGGTCGCTAATCCCTTCAACATATTCGCCGCGCTCGGAGGCCAGAACCTGATTAGCGTCTGGACGTTGCTTTTGAGCCTCTTTTACCAGTTCGGTACCAACTGCTTTAAAGTCGGAGGAGAGTGTTTCCAGGTTTGCGCTGCTATCCTCTCCGGCGATTGCTTGGTTTATTGCATCCAGAGTGACTGCTGCAGATGGAATATGCCCCGCCTTGGCAAGCGTTTCAGCGCTCGGGGTATCATGCTTATGTTCAGTCAGATTCGCGTTGATGTAGCCACGCAACCGATCTGGAAAAGGAGTTATTCCACTGGATGCTTCCCTGATCAGTGCAAAAATCGCTGCACGGGAATAATCAAGGATGCCTGGTGTGCTCCGTAATGCTGCAGACCATTCTTTAAATGGACTTTCTTTCTTCTGTACTATTTCCTTCGCGCGGCGGTGGACTGATGCCGGAAAATTATAGATATCAAAATCCATAGGCATCGTCGCAAGGGCGATCTCTATATCCAGAGTATCCAGCGAATGCTGATAATCCGGATTGCGGTCAGTTTTGTTTCCGCCACCAGCATTGGCGCCGCTATCGGTTTTGTTTATTGAGGTGATATAGTTTCCAGCAGCCCATTCCTTGGTAAGGATCCCGCGGTCAATGTGTGACGTTTCAAGCCACAATTTGGCGAACTGAATTTGCTTGCCGAGCTCATGGCGTTTCCCCACAGGAAATACGCTCTTAAATACACTGGTAAATTTCCACAGGCCAGGCATATCATATTTTTTAAGCTCCGGAATATTTTCTGCCGTCAGCAGCAGATTCTGCACACCGTGATTATCCGTATCCATTTCCATCGCTGAAAGGCGGTTTCGATGAGGAATGCTAATGTGATATACGTGACGTTCGTCGGCCATATACTGGGCAAGCAGCTGCGTGCGGAATGACATTTCTGCCAGGTTGAAGAGTGCTTCTTCATTGTTCGAATAGTCCTCTTCATCGCTATTTGCAGGAGAGATATCGTTTTCTGGTTTACTGGAGGGCTGTGGTTCAGCAGCCGCCGGCGCAACGATTTTTTGCCATGTCAGCCCGTCTTCACCACCAAGCTCGTAACGATCGCACCAGGTGTCATCCAGTACACCTTCTTCCGGTAAGTCATCAACGATGAGCCAGTTGGTGCGGATCGGCAGCTGATGGCTGGCGCCGCGGCCAACGTTAATTTCAGCGTCTTCCAGGATGTCCAGGATTTTGCGCTCGGCGCGAGAATCGGATTTAGCAGAGAACCAGCAGAAGAGACTTTTCGCTTCGTTTGCTTTTGCCTTCGCTTTAATGAGATACGGGTAGTTGTTCATTGCGTTTGGGCTCCTTTGGATTGTAAGATACCCGGCAGCTGATGGCAGCCGCCCTGGTGGTGGTCATTGGTCAAAACTCGATTCCGGAAAGCTTTGGTCGGCTGACCGGGTACTTAACCCGCCTTGCGCGGGTTTTGTGCTTTATGGGGCTGGCGAATCGCCCCGTAGCAGCTGTGATACGCGAACGTCGTCAAGCGCTCGCAGGATAGGCTCAAAAGTTTTATGGGCTGGCAGTTTAGATACCGCAGTGATCACTTCTGTAACGGTGATGTCATCGCCGCGGGGGCTATAACCACCACCTGGGCCACGCTGTGAAATAACCAGGTTACCCGCCCGCAGCTTTTTGAAGATCTGCTCAAGGTATGAAGTAGACAGCTTTGACTCTTTACTGATGGCCGTCAGTGAAACGGGCGAGCCGTCATAGAGCTTATTCAAAGTGGCGGCGGCCTGGACAGATGCCAGAACGCGTTTCATTCCAAATTCCATAATCACTTCTCCGGCCGTAACGGCCATTGGTCAAAACTCGATTCAAAAACTCACTGCAGGCTGTTGGTCGTCAGCCATGTTTTGTGCATTTCGGTAGGGGAGGCACTGGCCCTGTACTTTTTGTTCATCGGCGTTGCTGTTGCAACTGGCCTCTGATGGATAAACACCGATCAGAACATCAGAGCATTCACCAGTGAGAGCACAAACGCTGATGACAAGGGCAAACAGGGTATTCATGCCTCAGCCTCAGGGTTTCCTTTCTGCGCCAGCAAGTAACACAGCTGACGTAGTCTCACCTCGAACCAGTTCAGGCGGGTCGCCTGGTTCCCGGTAGGTACTCGGGCAAAATCCTTCATAGTTATCTCCAGTTAACTCAGTATTAGGATGTGGTTTTGCAATGCGGCGCCGGGTGCCTCCCGGTGACGGCAGCCAGTTAACAACTACCGCCGACAACTTTTTCCCCACAACGTGTGAATAACCGCCATGTTTACTTTTTTAACTGTGTCGCGTGCGCATAGCCGCATTCACCGCATTGAAAAGCCTGATAGTCGTCATGCCTGTCTTTTCACCACTTCAGGCTCGGTGGTATTCTTGGCGCTCTCACACAGCCAAATAAAAGAGAGCAAAATGTCTCGTAGCCCTATACCTGTCTTCTGGTACGAAAATCCCGCTCACTACGAAGAATTCCAAAAAATCCTTTCAGATGCTTACGTCCTTCCCTTTGACTACCACGACTGGCGTATCCGCACCGATAGCATGGTGGAGCGCTACGAAAACAGCGGTATCCAGGCTGTGAAGGTGGTAGCCAGCACTTACGATTTCATCACCTGGTGCCAGGCCCATGGACGTGATATCAGTACCAAAAGCTGCAATGATTACGCGGTCTCCGAATCGGGCCTCCAATTCCTGCGCGACAGAGAGTTTGATTGGGGAGACGAGTAAAAAGTAAATTTTCCCTATCTTGGATATATCTATTCTCATAGTGATGCCCTATCTCATGCCTGTAACGCCGGCCGGCGGAACGTTATAACCTGCTGCGAATTCTTCTTGTCGTCATCTCATCCGGTGTTTCGTATGCCGCCGGCAGCTACTACGTGGGCTTCCTGCCTCGATGACGTCATAGGACGGAGATAGTATTATCGATATAAACTACAGCTGTCAATTAAAACTGATGATTTAAATTTCAGAATTGGATGTGAGGTGGGGAGCAGGCACAAAAAAACCGCCCGAAGGCGGCGCTTATGAAGGGGGGGAAGGCTGTTCTAGTCTTTCTTTCGTTTCATTAAATATTCGTTCATGAAAGCATCGAGTTCTTCCAACCTTAACTGCATTAACCCGACGAATCGTTCTTGCTCCACTTGAGGAAGCTGATCGTAAATTTCTATGAGCTTTTTGGTCTCCGGGGTAAGGACATAGATATCTTCCGATCTTGGCGGCTGCAGCGTCTCTTCGTCTTCATCTGTCATGAAAAACCAATACAAAGGTTTTCCTGTTATATCAGGAAGTTGCTCAAGCATTTCTTTTCTGGGAAGGATTCCAGCCTGACACCAGCCATTCACTGATTGGGATGTCGCACCGATCCTCCGCCCCAGTTCTGATTGAGACATTCCTATCTCATCTAAGACTCGTTGCAGTCGAACACCAAAGTTCATCTTCATCCACCCAAACAAACACATGAGAAAGATTATACAGATTTTTTCTTCAGGCCTCATATCGAATGATTTGACACTATCGAAATAAACTGATTAAACTGTAATTCAAATTTACAGTTTTTAGTGGAGCAACGTATGAAGCCATCACTTCAAAAAAAATTACTTGCCGTGTGTAGCCAATCGGAAATCGGACGGCGGCTTAATCGGCGAGCACAAACAGTAAATGGTTGGTTCAAACATAAAGTTCCCGGCGAGTTGGTTCTGAAAGTCAGTAAGGCATTGGAGTGGAAAGTTACTCCGCATGAACTCAGACCAGATCTCTACCCAAACCCAACGGATGGATTACCGAAGGAGTAAGCATGCAAACCATCTCTTTTAAAAATCATAACCCGGTAATGGGCCTGCAACTGAACTCAGAAAATCAGTTTTCCGGTCTACGCCGGGCTCGGATGAAGAGTAGAGCAATTTTTGCTGCCGTTCAGGAATGGGAGTCGACTTTACCTGGACGTGCACAGGACCACATCGCGCAGCTGGTGGATGAGCAATGGAGAAAACAAAACGGTCGCGGAATAAACGTCAATAAACAGAATCTGTACCGCTACCTGAAAAACGAATCCGGATCAGAGAAGTACACCAGCTACGTCATGCAGCTTTCAGGAGCGATCGCTGATGCGATGCCTATTGAGATTGCGCGCAAACACGGATTGAAACGTGGATTGACTGAAAGCGAGCTGGTGGCTCAAGCAATCAAAGAGTGTAGCGAAGCGCACCAGGCAAAATTGCTTGGTGCTCCGTTGCAGAAGTTAGAGCGTGAAATTCGGGAGGCAGCAATTGCACTTTTTAACATGCTTCCTGCAGATGCGGCGGGACCACTTCTGGCGAGCATTAGCGCCGTAGCGCCGCAGTTTTTCTAATCGAGTTTTGACAATGACCACCAGCACCAGCTGGTTAATAAGAGGTTTCAGATGGCCCGCATCAGAACAGTTAAACCTGAATTCTGGACAGATGAGAAGGTGGTGGAATGTTCAATTCCAGCGCGTCTCCTGTTTATCGGGTTGTTCAACTTCGCCAACGATATGGGATGCCTTGAGCGTTCGCCAAAACGGTTGAAGATGCAAATCTTCCCTGCGGACGCGCTCGATTGCGAACCACTAATACAGGAACTGATTACTCATGGATTACTCACTGAGTATTCAGTGAATGATGTCTGCTATTTGCAGATTAAAGGTTTCCTTAAGCATCAAAAAATAAACAGGCCTTCGGCCTCAAAAATACCTCTTCCGCCAGAATTCACTGAGTCTAAGGCAGGAAAGGAAGAAAAGAGAGCTCCTAATCAAGGAGGGCTCAGTGAGGACTCAGTGAATCCTCATGGAGGACTCACTGACGGAAAAGGAAGGGAAGGGAAAGGAAAAGGATCAAACCCCACTCTCTATGCGCAGGAGAGAAATTTTCCCCAGCAACCTCAGTATCTGCCTGGAGTGGATATTCCGATCGGGAAATTCGCCATGCACGACCTTTGGCTGCCGTCACAGGACTGGCCGCGGCTGGCTGCTACCTGGGGTATAGCGCTTCCCGAACCGGCATACCTGCCGACAGAGCTGGCAGAGTTCATCGCGTACTGGAAATCCGAGGGGAAAGTGTTCACTCAGATTCAGTGGGAGCAGAAATTTGCCCGCAGCGTGATAAGTGCCAGAGCCAAATCTAAACCACAACCAGCAACCGGAGGTAAAGACCATGCAGGAATTCAACCAGTTAACACCGCATCCCGGGCTGTTCAGGAAATTCAGGCAGCCAGAGAGCGCTGGGAAAAGCAAAACGGACTTGCTGGCGGCGGATACGGCTTGGCGGCTATGGACGGTAATGGGGGAGATATTCTCGAACCGGTGGACCCAGAAGAACGGGGCGGCGCCCTCGGATATGTGGATTGCCCAGATTGGATCGATGAGTGATGCCCAGATTATGCTGGTCTGCAGGCAGTGTATGGAGCGCTGTGCGGCGGGAAACACATGGCCGCCGGATCTTGCTGAGTTCGTTGCGCTGGTGTCAGCCAGCGGTGCTAATCCATTCAATCTGACATCCGATGCAGTGATGGCGGAGTACAAACGCTGGAGAAACGAATCTTATCGATACTCGGGCAGCGACAAATACCCATGGAAACAGGATGTTCTGTATCACATTTGCATTGAGATGCGCAGAACTGGAGTTGAGAGGAACCTGACGGAGGGAGAGCTGAAAAAACTGGCAGAAAACTTACTCACGAAATGGACCAAACACCTGGCTAACGGGTTTTCGATTCCCCCGATTCGTCGGCAGTTGGCAGCACCGAGGCATCCAGCAGGGCCGACGCCAGCGCAGGTTCTGATGGAAGAGTACAAACGCCGCAAGGCGGCAGGTTTAACCAAGTAAACGAGTTTTGACCATGACCAAACAATCAAAAACCAAAGTAACCAAAGCACAGATGGTGCTTGCCATCGTTAGCCGGACGCCAGAATGCGTCCTGCAGGATGTCTGCGATGCGCTGGACTTGCAAGCCAGTACAGCAGGTAACTTGCTGCGGCAGCTCCATGCCGCGGGAAAACTCCATCGTACCCATAACGGCTACCAGTATGTCTATCGAGTGGTTGCTGGCGTTAAGGTTCCCGATGTTGCCGTGCCGCAGGCTGCAACACAATTATCTGAAGAAGATGTGAAAAAAGTCCAGGACGCACTGTCCCTGGCGAAGACCCTGGAAGACAAAAAGCTGTGGCGCCGGGCTGCGACTGTTTACACATCGATGCTTGGAATGACGACAACAGCAAACGAGCTCAGGTTACTTGCCAGAATGCGCAACCGATGCCTACGCAATGCAGCGAGGTATTGATTATACCAAAAAAAGTAATTGTAACTGGCCCGAGATGTTCAGGTTAAATCCATATGCCCGGTGAAAGGCAAAGCTGAAATGTTCGTTAAGAGCATGAAACGGAAGTTCTGGCATAGTTGCATCAATATTTATAAAAGGGATAACCGATTCGCATTTTCACTTCAGTGAGCACTTAGTTACAGAAGACTAGAAGCGAATTTACCCTATGCAGGAACGCGCACAAAAATTTTTAATATTGCGTGCCTGAATGATGCCGCAGGAGTATGGTTAGTGATACCTTATAAACACTAAGTCTTTATCAATACAGGGCAGCATACTTATGGTACCTCGCTAGATCTGTATTGACCATTTACAGTGGATGCTCTGAATACGTAGATAGAAATTCATCTGGAACGAGGTAAGGTATGCCGAGAAAAACTTTTTTTTCTTTTCACTATCAAGAAGATGTATGGCGTGCGTGGAATGTCAGAAACAGCTGGGTTGTTCCTAAAGAGAAAGAATCTGAGGGATTCTATGATGCTAGCGTTTTCGAAGCATCACAGAAGGAAGGTGACAACGTTCTGAAAGATTTTCTACGCGACGGGCTAAAAAACACATCGGTTACTTGCGTTTTGGCTGGTCAGTACACTGCTAGCAGACGTTGGGTTCGATATGAGATTGTACGCAGCGTTTTGAAGAAAAATGGCCTACTGACAGTTGATATTCACGGCGTAAAAAACAGTATGCAGGTTTTGGGGGTAAAAGGAACTGATCCACTTTCCCAAGTTGGGGTTTACTGTTCGAATGGACTGATTTACTTTGCTGAAATTAAAAATAATAAGTGGGTAAAGTACGAGGACTATACCTTGGCTATTCCTGCATCCGACCTGTGGTTTGAAGCCCCTACTACCTTAGCCGTAACGAGAATCTCAGACCATTGTCTGAGATATGATTACGCAGCTCAGAACGGCAGAGAAAACATATCCGCGTGGATTGAAGCAGCTGCCGTAGTTGCTGGCCGCTAGTCTATGCGCTCCTCCTCTTTGCTGGAGGAACTCTCGATGAACGGTCGGATATGCGCGACGCCTTATTCTGAATAAGATGTTTGGCTTAGAGCAATCAATGATGCCTTTAGATAAATATGGGTGCTTAGAGTGATAATTAAACAACGTCTGGCGGGCGTGCGAATCCACCTATCCGGCTCGAATAAGGAGCATAACGAAGATATTGCCAATTTTGTTAGCAAACTGGCGGCAAAAATCTTCAGCGAAGGGGGATCAATAGTGCATGGCAGTCACCCTTCATTTATCGCTCCACTAAAAAAAGCAGCAGAAAATTTTATTGATGCAGGTGGAGACAAAGGTGCACTCACACTAGTTCGAGCAAAAAGCTTTGCTACAGCTCAGTATGCCGCTGAAATCGAGGAGCAACAAATGTATGCGGCTGTCGAGATAGTACCGGCAGAGTTCGAAGAGGGAAATCCGAAAAGTGGTTTGACTCCCATGCGCGATTGGATGGCCGATCGTTCAGATGCGATTGTCTGCGTCGGTGGCGCCTGGTGGGATGTCAATAAAACGAATGCTGGTGTGCCCAATGAACTAGATACCATGCTGGAGCTTGGAAAGCCTGGATTTGTGGCCGCAGGTTTTGGCGGCGCGATTGCTGGCTATCTCAATGAAGATCCGTCGCTATTAAGACGTCTGAAAAACGGACTAAGTCAGGAAGATAACGAAGTCATTGCGCGTTGCACTAATGTTGATTCGGTTGTCGATCTGATTGTCGAGCAGCTCAAAAATTTGCCCCTCTCACGAAGGAATGTAACTCAAGGCCGAAATTTCCGAATTTTGGCTTTAGACGGTGGCGGACTGAGAGGCACATTTACTGCAGCTGTGCTAGCCAAGTGGGACGATATGCTCAAAGCTGGTGGCGGAAATGGCATCATCTCTCATTTCGATTTAGTTGCAGGTACATCGACTGGCGCTATCCTTGCCATCGGTCTAGCCCTTGGTCTGAACCCAAGTGAAATTCTGGCTTTTTACGAAGAAAAGGGCCCTAAAATTTTTCCTAAGGATCGAAAGCTGAGACATTGGCTCAAATCCAAGCATGATTCAACCACATTGCGACAGCTACTTACAGAGGTGTACGGTGAAAAGACACTGGCTGAAGATTCATGCTGTCGTTTGGTCATACCTACGGTAAGAGCGAAGCAGGGACAAGCAGAAGCGATAGTAACGCCTCACAGTCCAGATCGTACTGCGTATCGCGATATCTCTGCAGTCGATGCGGCCTTGGCTTCGTCAGCAGCACCAACATTCTTCGACGAGTCGACATGGGAGGGGCCAATCGCCCTCGAAACGTTCCTTGACGGGGGAGTTTGGGCAAACAATCCTATTTTGCCTGCACTTGCGGAAGCTGTCAGATACCTAAAAATTCCACTGGATCGTATCGATGTGCTGAGCATTGGAACACTCAGCAGTGAAAGCGATTTTACTGACCAGTTGGGGAAGGGCAAAGCCGGATGGGCACCTCATAGCGCTGACCTGTTTTTTGCTGCACAGGAGCACGGTGCACTCGCACTTGCTGAAAGTTTCCTAGGACCCACTCGTCATTTGCGTATCAACCAACAAACCCCTGCCGAAATCAAGCTTGATGACAGAGAGGCAATTCAGGAAATGGCTGCACGTGGGAATGAAGCAGGAAAAGAACACTTTGCAGAAGTGCGCTCAAGGTTTTTTGATGGTCGGCATGCAGATGAATGGGTGCGTTTTTAACCGGCACTTTGCGAGAAATCAGTACACATAATCCTAAGCTCCTTTGCATAAATGGGGGTTGTATGTTCCTGGACTTGAAAATTGAAAATGTCGTTGCGCTCGATTCAGAATGGAGTGATTCTGACGTCGCATCCTACAAAGCGAAAAATGACCACATTGCCATCAGGCTTGAAGAGTACCTGATGAATGGTAACAACCTGCTGGATGCAGAGAAAATCCAGCAAAGCGTATTCCCAGAGACGGAGATTGACGTATTCATTTCCCACTCACATAACGATGAAGATCAGGCTATTCGTATTGCTTTAAGCCTAGAAAGAATTGGCCTGAAGCCTTTCGTCGATTCATGCGTTTGGGGCTTCGCTGATGAGTTGCTTCAGGAGATTGATAACAAATTCTGTATCCCTACAGGTTGGGAAAATTATAGCTACGCACTGAGGAACAGAACGACAACTAATGTTCACTTAATCTTAAACGCAGCGCTCCAGCAGATGATCCATCGCTCTGAGCTTTTCGTTTTCTTAGGCACGGAAAGTTCGATCAAAATTGATGAATACATGTCGGATAGGGAGCGACTTTCCTCTCCCTGGATTTTCTCCGAACTTATGTTTGCACGAAATGTGAAACGAACAGTGCGCAAGCGACTCGAATACGGGATGGGTATGGAGGGTTATCGGAAAATAGAAGAAGCCGCGTTTGATAGTAAACACGCTGAGTTTAGATACATACTCCCTCAATCCACTTACTCAATGGATTATGAACAGTTTATGAAGTGGCTAAGCTCCTATACCCTGCCGGATGACTCCGATTTCATTAGGAGGCTCAGCGGGCTCCATCATGTTGATAAGCTTTATATGGAACTGGGGGTCGATGAGAAGCTACTAAAGGCACCCCGGATGTAGCTTAGAAACTACACCGTTTGACGATAACTGTAATTGCATAAAAGGGCAACCATGCTTCCTATCTATCAGCTTGCTGTTATAGGCTCCCCTTCAGACGAGCAACTGCGCGATTTGGAGGATGCGGTTAAAACTGCAGTGGAGATGTACGGGCTACGACTCGGTCAGGAGATCAGTTGGGAAATAGCTCCTGATATGTTTACACCAAATCAGTTGAGAGCGAGCGCGGTTGTTTTTTTTGGAGGAGAGGGCATAGAACACCCAAGTTTACCGAGCTTGCTTCGCAGCGGTACTCCTGTAATTCCAATTGTATCCGATCTACGACATGTAGCTGCGGAGATTCCTGAGCTGCTGCGACCGCTGAACTGTCTGGCCTACGCAAATGGTGGTGCTAAGCGTGTCTCGATAGCTCTTCTTGAATGCGCTGGATTGCTTCCGAAACAACGAAGGGTCTTCGTAAGCTACCGCCGGGATGAAGCCAGAGTTGCCGCGCTCCAGATGTTCGATGCTCTGTCAGAGCGCCATTTCGACGTATTCCTTGACACTCATAGTATTGCGCCAGCAGAAGATTTTCAGACCATGTTGTGGCATAGACTCTGCGATTCTGACGTGCTGTTGATGCTAGATACTCCTGACTATTTTAATAGTCGTTGGACATCAGCTGAGTTTGGGAGGGCTCTCGCGAAAGGTATAAGTGTTCTTCGAGTCGCTTGGCCTGAAACGAAGCAGTCTCGTGGATTGGGTACTGCAAGCCTTGCTGAGTTAGCTGAAGGCGAGTTGGACGGCGGAACAGGACATATCGAGAATTCCGCTATCGACCGCATTTGTCTACAACTTGAGGCGGTGCGCAGCAAAAGTCATGCTGTGAGGACTATCAACCTAGTCAGCAATTTGCGTATTGGAATTGAGGCAATAGGTGGTGAAGTCATTGGTATGGGAGTGGGGCGGGAAATCAAAGTTCGTCTGCCCACAGGACGAATTATAGTGGTTTACCCGACGGTCGGGGTCCCGACGTCATCAACCATGCACCAAGCCTCAATGAACTATCCAGATGAATCAGTTGCTATACTGTATGACCATGTGGGGCTACATCCTCAGTGGCTGAATCATTTGGATTGGCTCGGCTCGCACATCCAGGCAACGAAGTGGGTGAAAGCATGCGAGGCCGGCTGGCAGTTTGCAGATTGGGAGGTTTAAAAAGTGGATTCTATTTTTCTTTCAGCAAGCGTCCCGGTCAATGGGCGAGGTGATTATTACGAAACTGCTGATCCGTTCCTGATTCAGTGTGCTGTACGTGAGTTTGCCATCGCGGTCGTAAGAAAAATGAAAATCGTATGGGGGGGGCACCCTGCCATAACACCCATGATCTGGAGCATTTGCGAAGATCTGGGCGTCGATTACACTCGCTCCGTAGTATTGTACCAGAGCCGATTTTTCGAAGGCCAGTATCCTGAAGAAAATGAGCGATTCGACAATGTCGTTTACACCGATGCAGTGCCTGATGATCTAGCCGGCAGCCTACATCTTATGCGGCAGGAAATGTTGTCTCGATGTGACTTAGTTGGCGCAGTCTTTGTAGGGGGGATGGAGGGAGTTCAGGTTGAGTATGAGCTATTTAAGCAATTTCATCCTGACGCAATAATTCTACCGGTCGCCGCCCCTGGAGGCGCAGCACTGAGACTAGCAAGGGATCATAGCTACTTAGATGGAGGCCGTCTGGGAGACGTGGATTTCGCATCTTTATTTGATCGTTATCTTAATAAGATACTGGGCTCTCAATCCGATTGACAAGCCATATGGTGGCTTAGGGTTGATCGGCTACGCGTCGGTGGATAGAGGGAGATAAAGGAAGAGGTTGCTAGGGAAATGCAGTAAAAGTTGTTGTCACTATTCGGTTCAAACGTCTTCAGGATAGCTCCCAGAATAACTCTGGCGCTGATTGTATCTTACCCTGCGATGCAGTCATGCTCAAAAATGACACACTGTACGCCTTTAGCTGATCTTTCATACAGGAAAATCTAATATTCTAGCTCCTCATAGGGCGCTCATCTTAGTTAGTGTTATCTTTTGAGGAAAAAAGATGTATGGCTCGTAACGTCACAACCGCAGAGCTAAGAAACATTTCAGCTAGCAGCTCTCAAGCTACTCGCGATAACGTATTCAAATCTTTGGCTGCTACGGCTTCGATGAGTACGTTTCTATCTCACTCAAGCAAAGACAAGGAAATTCTACCTGGGGCGATTCAGGTACTTCAGAATCATGGAGCATCTGTGTACATTGATGAAATTGATCCCGAAATGCCGCCATATACGTCCGAAGAAACAGCAGCTTTACTTAAACAACGTATTGCGCAGACGAAAAGATTCGTGCTCCTTACTACCAAAAATAGCAAGGAAAGTCGTTGGGTACCTTGGGAGTTAGGCATCGCTGACGGTGCTAAAGGGCTCTCAAAAATTGCAATATTTCCTGCCTCGGATACTGCACACGACGATAGCTGGGTTAGTTGGGAGTACCTAGGGCTTTACCAAAGAGTAGTCTGGGGTTTATTGAAAGGATATCCTCTGGAACTTTGGATGGTGCTTGATACAAAAGCCAATACAGCTGTTCCATTAAGAGCTTGGTTATCGGGGTACTGACTGCAATTCGATGACATGATATGCACATTGGCTTGACTTACCCCATCTTGATAACCATCCCGCAATTTGATTAATACCATCAATCGTAATAGTTTTCTGCACCGCAGTGAGGAACAATTGTCGCAGGAAGAACACCTGACAGGTTGCTTTCAGGCGTGTCCTTAACCAGCTTAATGAATTGGAGTGCGTGCCCGAGATGGAAACTTACCTATCAACTGCGTTTTAAACCGCGAAAATGACAAAATTCCTGTAATTTAAACCTCGATCCGCCACGGCGAATTTTGCCATTCATGGAGAAAAAATCAATCTAAACATGGAGATGGATTAGCGAAAAGTAGCATTAAGGGCTTGAACATTTTATCTAAGAGGTATACTGTGTATTTGTACAGTATTTTCGTAAGGAGCTAGTTATGAAAGTGGAAATCACAATTGATCGCCAAAAAAAATTGCCGGATGGCGCTGTGCCTGCTCTGGAGAAGGAGCTACTGCGGCGATTGGATCAAAACTTTAATAACTGCAGTCTTGTGATTCGTCGGGCCAGCTCTGATGGATTGACCGTGCTTGGTGGAATGGACGGAGATAAAAAACGTGTAGAGGAAATCCTGCAGGACACCTGGGAAAGCGCTGATGACTGGTTCTGTTAAGTTGAGGTCCAGTAGCTTGCCTGGTTTATTTTGAGGATTTTACTGTGAGTAAAAAACAAGAAATGCCGAACACCGGCTATGCAATTATCAGATGCGACGATGGGGTGATCGTTGCTCGTCTTACATCCTTTCCTGTGTGCGAGCGCGCTTTAATGTACCGGCGCGGCGACACTGTTTCGTTTATGCCTTTGCAGCCGGATGAGATCGTGGGGACTCTCTCTCTTTTTTCACAGATGATTGAAAAGGCTAAGTCTGGAGTTGGTTACCAGGTTCCCCCTGGTTCTGTTACAATCCCGTCATAGGCCTGAACAACCTATACCTGCTGCGTCGCGGAGAGAAACCATGACGCAAACCCCCGAAGTATCAAAATCCCATCAGACTGGTGCTCCTTCATCGAGCGCCGGTTTGGTTTCGTCTTCAAAACTAACTTTTCGCCAGCAGGAAGTTTTCGATCTGCTGGTGGCCTACATCAATCAGCATGGCTACCCACCTACGCTATCTGAGCTGGCCGATATGCTCGGCGTTAGCTCGTCTAATGCGGTCCTGTTGCATCTACGTGCGTTAGAGAGAAAAAATTTTATAAAACTCTCTCGCCGTGTCTCCAGAGGAATTTCCATCGTCGGGCGAAAGGAGCCTATGCTCGCCGTGCAGCTGCTGCAGGAAATGATCGCTGAAGAACCCGGAGCGCGGGAAAGAGCGATTGAGTTTTTGCAACTGTTCGGTGATCAGCCATGAAGAAAAGTTGGTTTTTACACGAGCAACTTTCAGAGGCTGAGGCTACAGAGCTGGTGGAGCGATACCGTAAAAATAACTGTGTGGTTGAGAAGAGCTTATCCAGAGACTTTGCATCGTGGGAGATCCGCGTGTTGTTGCCGGAATCGAAGAAGCCGCCACGGATTGACAGGACCTACATACAGAAGATGTGGAGGGACTGATGCGAGCTTTGCTTAACGTGGATATTGCACGCCATCTTGGAATTGTGCTGCTTAAGCCGGGTAGTGAATTAATGCCGTTATTCGGTGCCGGCCGGGTTCTTGTTGAAATGCCGCCGGCAAATATGAAAAAGATACCCAGTGGACGTCTTCCTGATGCCCGGCAGCCGTTGCGGGATGATATGGGGATCAGACCTTTTTTCATGAAGAAGGCAGTTATCACTGCAGCTGGTGGGGTTAGTGCCCTCGAGGCGTGGTTGCGTAGGCAAGTTAAAAACTGTCAGTGGACACATTCCGATTACCATCACCATGAGCTTGTCCCATTTCGCCATTCGACGGGTGTAATAATCGCATGCTGGCACTGTGATAATGAGCTTAAAAACCAAACGGAACAAACCCTCGATCAACTGGTAGGTGTTAATAACGCTGACTGGGTAATCGACACTGCCCGCATCGCTCTTGGTCTGGACGCTCAGCGCTCATTGTCACTAGCGGAGCTATGCTGGTGGGCGGTAGTCGCCGGGATTGGCGATGAAATTACAGAAGAAATGGCGCGCCGATCCCTGCGTATTAAAGACGATAACATTAAATCGGTTTACAGGGAGAGTGAGATTGTTCCGTCGGTACCGGCCACCAGTATTCTTTCTCCCCGTCTCGAAAAAACAATCAAGCCAAGGGCAATAACCACGCCGGGCAAACCTCTGGTTCCTGTGAACGTCGATCCTGTTGCACCGGCGACACTATTCGCGAGACCTAAGCGGAGCCGATGGTTATCAGCTGACTTTATCTCATGGGTTAAAAAACAGCCGTGTATGTGCTGCGGGCAGCCTGCAGATGATGCACACCACCTTATTGGCTGGGGGCAGGGCGGCGTAGGCACCAAGGCCCACGATATTTTTACGATCCCATTATGCCGCAAGCACCACCGTGCTTTGCACCATGACCCTGCCGCTTTTGAGCGTGAATACGGCACCCAGCCGGTATTGATTATTAAATTGCTGGACCGGGCATACGCGCTCGGCGTTCTTTCCTGAGGAGCTTTAAAAATGAGAGATATGTACGAAATATTGGACCGCTGGGGAGCTTGGGCGGCATCTGACAATAGTGGTGTTGACTGGCAACCCATTGCTGCTGGGTTTAAAGGTTTGCTACCTCATGGAAAGAAAACACGCCAGCAATGCGATGATGATGAAGGTATCATGATTGACGGTTGTGTAGCGCGATTGCGGAAATATAAGCCAGAAGAGTATGAGTTAATTATTGCTCATTTTATTATCGGAATCTCCTTACGTAGCATCGCTAAGAAACTTAAATGCTCTGATGGTACCATCAGGAAAGAATTGCATAATGCCATGGGGTTTATTGAAGGGGTTTTAATGATGCTTTAGACTAGCTGGAGCTAGGGCTCCAGCTTAAATTTTGATAAAAACATTTCCTATTGACTCAGCCATTTTTGGCGGAACAGCATTACCTATTTGTTTCGCCTTAGATAGCATGGAGCCTTTAAAAATGTAATCTATTGGAAACGTTTGAAGTAGGGCCGCCTCCCGAACAGAAATAGCTCTGTCTTGTTCGGGATGTCCAAACCGGCCGTTTGAGTAACTAATGCATCGTGTAGTTAACCCACTTGCTGGTTTATCCCATGCCAAACGCCCATAAACGTCGCTATGACCTGTATGCTTCTTGTGGCATTCAAGCAAAAGTTCTCTTGGCCAATATTCTCGTCCTTTACCTTCAGGGGTGCATCTAATTCGTTTTAAATTCAGCTCTGAAAGTTTTGCACTAACATGGTCTTTCACCAACGGATGAGATTCCCCGGCTTCAATAGAGGGTATGTTACCAATCCAATCTCTAACCGTAGCGAATGGAATATCAGTTCCATTATGAGTGCGCTCCGGTAAATGAATTTGAGATTCAAGAGAGGCCATTAAAACAAATCTTTCACGCGTTTGCGGAACACCATACCATAATGCTGGAATAACGCCATAAACAAGATTGTAATTCCTATTTTTTAGAATAGAAATAAAACCATAGAGAGGACCGTCATTTACATCCACTTTTTGTAAACCAGGCACATTTTCTATCAATACATAATCGGGTTCGTAGAATTCGACAAAGCGACCGAATTCTGATAACAAACCTCTTCTGGGATCTGAAGTGGTTTTATTCTGATTTTGCTTTGAAAAAGGTTGGCATGGAGCGCACCCGCAGAACAGAATCTTTGCATCTTTTTTTGCCGTTTCAACTAATTGAGAGATGTCAGCAACATCAACTGACCTAATGTCATCATTGATGAATACGGCATCAGGATTGTTAGCCTTAAAGGTTTCGCTTGAGTCATAATCAAAATCTAGGCCAAAAACAATCTCACAACCAGCAGTTTTTAGACCTTGGCTAGTGCCACCGCAGCCAGAGAAAAAATCGAAAACTCTGATCTTTTTGCTCATTATAAAACCCGCCATAACTTTACTTATCCCTGATCATACCATGTTCAAGAAAAAATTTCAGCATCTCTCTTGTTTCTATAAATGCAGGATGATTATCAGGTATTTTTGATAGGATTCTGATTTGCGTGGCAAATATATCATCTGATGTAATTTCATTGCTCCCAATATCATTTTTACATATTTCCACGGTTATTTCTTTGGGTGATAGGCCTGCTGTGTCCTTGTCTTTGATTAAATCTAAATAAAAGTCAGGTAGGTTTTCGATTAAAAAAACCTCTGGGTTTATTACCGGTAAATAACCTATGAAATTATATGAGAAATCAATAAATCCACGATGAAGAAGCTTTTTTTGCTTCTCATTAGGTTTGCCGCCATTTCCATCTGTCGGAATTTTTATTTCACACCCAAGGATGCTTTTTAATATTTCAGATAGAGCAGGATCTTGGTCTTCTGGAATTTGGGTGGACTTTATAAAGTCAGTAAGTGTTTTTTGATCTCCATCCAATAAAAATACTGCATTAGTTACATTGGATAAAAATAACGGGACAGCAATATTACCTAGTAAAGTGGTTGCTCCAGCAGGACAGTAAATTATATCAAATGTATTGACTAAAGCTGAACCACCAGTTTTTAAAGCCTTTTCAACGAATTTCTGAGCGAGTTTATCTTCGACGAAAATTGTTTTTTTTGACAGTCTGTCACCGAGAGTGAAAAATGCCTCCTCTGGACTAACATTTTCAAGAATACTTACTTTGCCTGTTGTGGAATTTAATGTAAAAAGTTTTATAGACTCTTGAGGAAGATCCCTTACAATTGATGACGAATGGGTCGAAATAACAACCTGATGTTTGTTTTTAAGACAAATTTGGTTTAAAAATTCCATGAGTCTTATTTGTGCAGCAGGATGGAGCGAAACTTCTGGTTCGTCTAATAAGATTAAAGAAGCATTTGGGGCGTTTATTATCTGATTAACCAATAAAGTTACTGCAAATTCCCCACTGCCTGCAAAGGCTTCAGAATAGTTAAGACTGTTTGATTCCAGTATAACTGTAGATGCTTTATCATTAGTGAAGAGGGCATGCTCCACTAGTCTGATGCTTTTATAAGTTCGACCTAAAATATGGCTTATAATTTCAACTTTCTCTTTGGAAAGAAGTTCGTTATTATATAACCTCTCCTTTTTACCCTTGAAAGGTTTGCAGCTGGATGAATTGTTTTCAATTACATCTTTTAATATGTGGCTTCTTTTACGTAAAAAAGTTTTCTTAGGATAAAGATTAAAGTCAGAGTGGTAAAAAAATTTGTCAAAAGCACTTATTGATGCCCTGAAGTCGATATAGGTAACTAATTTATCAATTTGTTTCCATCGCGACTTTTGTTGATTTGGGGAAACAATATTTTTTGGCATTTTTTTCATGCCATCACCTGCAAGTGGTCTAGATGTTTCCCAAAGATCAGGATCATCAGGGTCAACGATCCTTGTTTTAATTACTTCGACAACTTCTTTGATTGAATAATCGAAATAACCATATATGAATCTTGATCTTCCATCATCTTTTATTTCATCAATGTCAGTGGAAAACCACAAGCTACCAAGAGAGTAGTTATTAGGAGAGCCATAGAGGGCCCTTAAAACCGAACTCTTATTTGTTCCGTTTTGTCCTACTAATGCTGTGATAGGATAATTAAAATTAATTACACTGAACTCTTCAAGATTTTTATAGAAAGGAAACCTAATGTGTCGGATGAACGGCTCTATGGTTTTTGAACTCATCAGCCCTCTTAATTTTATGATCTCGCTCACGTTTTGTACTTCCGTGTTGATATTTTCTAATATCATATAAAAACACTAACGCGTACGCAAAAACTATCGTAATCTGTTAAGAGTGGTCACTTCGACACACCGCTTAACCATTAGAACCCTGCCGCTCGGCGGGGTTTTTGCTTTCCGGCGATACGACAGGGGGTATTCTCGAGATGCATTGCATCAGTACCCTTGTCACATCGTCGTATATCGCATAATTGATTTGCTTCGCCTCACCGTGGCGTAGAGGTGTTGGGCAATAGCTCCCTCTGTTATTTATATAAACAAAAATGTTTATTCTTTGCTTGATGCTATAAACAAAAATGTTTATACTTGTCTCAAGTTAAACAGACAGGAGGAGGAAGTGAAGCAAAGCGAGTTGAGGCGTTGGCTTGCAGCTCAAGGGGCAGAATTTAAAGATGGTACTAACCACTTGAAAATCTATCTCAACGGCAAGCAAACGGTAATGCCGAGACATCCGGGGAAGGAAATACCGGAACCGCTGAGGAAGGCAATTCTTAAGCAACTCGGTATCAAATAAAATCCAGCCCCTCGGGGCTGGTACTCGCGGAGGTTCACTTAATCAATATGCGATACCCGGTAATTTTTGAGCATGACGAAACCGGCTGGGCGGTATTCTTTCCGGATATCCCAGAGGCAATGACGGGAGGAGAGACCAGGGAGGAAGCGTTAGAAATGGCGCAAGATGCCCTGGTAACGGCGTTTGATTTTTACTTTGACGACCGCCGGGAGATTCCCGCTCCATCAGCAGAAGGTGATGCGTTTGTTGAGGTTCCGGCCAGCGTGGCAGCTAAAGTATTGCTGTTAAACCGTCTGGTCAGCACCAACACCAGCAATGCTGATCTCGCCCGCTTGATTAACACGCGCCCACAGGAAGTGCAGCGCATCGTGTCTCTTGGTCACAGTACCAAAATCGATACGATCCAAAAAGCGCTATCAGCGTTGGGGCAAAAGATGGAAATTGTCGTCCACTAATCTCTATATATCCTAATCAAAGGTCGCCGTACTGGCGGCCTTTTTCATTTATGGATACGGCTTGTTGCTAAATCAGCTGAGTCCTTTATCCAAACCATCCTAATGTAATCCGGGGGGCTCTGAAAATGCCATTACCTCGATAACTGGTTATTTCTGATGGAGTTGCTGCATAGCTGGTGGCTTAGCGATACGCCTATGGTATTGACGTATAGAATCTTCCCATCATAAGGTATTGATGTGGTGAATCCCCCTGTGCGGAGGGGCGACCAGTCAGTTACAGAAACCTGTAAATGCAGCGCGGGCCATGCCGACTGGGGCATGCTCACCGGGAGGCACCCGGCACCACACTGCCACTAAACATTTTTAAGATTTATGGCAGGTTTACTTTTGCGGTTGCCCTTCTATGTTTATAGAACGTAACGGCAAAAGTGAATGCTTCCTGGTAAATCGGTAGCTCGGACTATTAGGAGTTCCTTCGTTTCGTTACTACCTAGAATGCCTACTTTCTGCCCGCCTTCAGGCGGGCTTTTTTACGCCATCAATAGGGCGCTTCAGAAAGAAAAGGTAAACATCATTTGAAGACTGCGCTTTGCGTGGCCTTTTTCATTTCAGGCTCACGGGAATCATCATCGATACGGCTCATTGTTAAATCAGCCCGATGGGCCTGACCCCCTACACGCACAAAGCACCCCGTTAATCCGGAGGTGGAGTATGTATCGAATGGACAAGCTAACAACAGGTATTGCCTACGGAACGTCCGCAGGTAACGCGGGGTTCTGGATGTTGCAATTGCTCGACAAAGTATCCCCATCCCAGTGGGCCGCTATTGGTGTTCTGGGAAGTCTGGTATTTGGCTTGCTGACATACCTGACGAATCTGTATTTCAAAATTAAAGAAGACCGGCGAAAAGCTGTGCGAGGTGAATAATGTCTCCGACACTACGTAAAAGCGTTCTTGCTGCAGTCGGCGGTGGAGCCTTTGCGATTGCCTCTGCACTCATTACTGGCCCGACGGGTAATGATGGGCTTGAGGGAGTGCGATACGACCCTTATCAGGATGTGGTAGGTGTCTGGACGGTTTGCTACGGCCACACAGGTAAAGACATCATGCTCGGCAAAACCTATACCGAGGCAGAGTGTCGGGCGCTACTAAATAAAGACCTGAATACCGTCGCCAGGCAGATCAACCCTTACATCAAAAAACCGATCCCAGATACTATGCGTGGGGCTTTGTACTCGTTCGCCTATAACGTCGGAACTGGTAACTTCCAGACCTCCACACTGCTTCGCAAAATCAACCAGGGTGACCCTAAAGGAGCGTGCGATCAACTGCTCCGCTGGACCTATGCCAAAGGTAAGCAGTGGAAAGGACTTATTACCCGGAGGGAAGTTGAGCGTGAAGTTTGTTTATGGGAGCAAAGATGAGTCGCTTAACCGCCGTTATCATCGCTATAACAATCCTGCTGGCCTCTAACGTGATTTCGTGGCGCTCAGGCTGGAGTTCTCACGCTGATCACATCAATGCTCAAGCTTCAAAGAAGAGAGAGAAGGCCGAGAGTACCATTAAGCCTGTAGAGGAAAAGGCCGCTACTGCTAACGAAGCGGGTAAGGTCATCTACAAAACAATAACCCGTGACGTGGTGAAATATGTTCAGTCTCCGAATCGTATTGTATGCAGGTTTGATGATGATGCTGTGCAGCTGCGTCAGCGCGCCATCGATGCTGCCAACTCCATCCCCGGATTTGATGAGCCCGCCGTGCAAAGCAAGTGACGCCGCGAAGGACAGCGACGAAGATCTGCAGGCTGATATTGAAAGCACTCAGTGCTTGCGGCAACTGAGATTGGATAAGTACCGCTGGCAGGCTTATTATAAAGCGATAGCCCGATAGGTTATTTTCTTGTTGAATTCAGTCCCTGCCTTGCTTATACCCTACCCAAAAATGAGTAGGTTGGTTGTGATTAGAAAATGTTATGCAAGAATGTCTGATCCAGCTTCAGGTGACAAACTGTCATTGGAAGTACTTGTATCAGATGGTGGACTTAAGATTTTATCTATTATTTTAATAAAGGAGTGGGACTCTCTCTCATGGTATAAAAGATAAGCAAGGTAAGTATATTTTACGAGGTGAACAGAATGCTGGGAATATCAATCTTGTCAGAGATGACACGATTGATTACACTCTTTGGGTGGTTAATAATTACACCGATGGAAATGGTGATTACGATGAATCCTCCCCTATGCTTTGCGCATTGTGCGAGGGGCAGATACTCATTATCTAATGCAAAAATACTTTTATAAGAAAACCATTAAGGCTTGATGAGCTCAGGTTTGAATATAACTAATCATCATACGCGCCTTATATGTTCGAAGGACATAACAACTCTTAGGTATCCTGTTTATGGATATCCTGGAAATGTGCTGCTGGTGGGCTTAGTTCTTGGAGTCTTTTGTCCAGCAGTTTCAGGTTATAAAAAACCCCGTGGAGTAAATCCGACAGATTGACGGGGTGCTGCAGGGGCAGCCAATGTAGGAGTATAGTCAGATTGCGGGATGTTTTTCTACTGGTTTTGAGAAAAAATGGAAGGCCAGATACTACAGGAAGTGGCTCATCCCTAAGCTCACAGGTAGAACGACGGACTTTGTCGTGGCAGAGCAAAGTCATTAGATAGTTTAGACAACACTCCGGATATAACAAGCGTAGCGGGTATAAATCAGTTAACGGAGCTCAGCGGCTAAGGCATCAAGCATTCACTAAGTGTCTTTGATAATGCTATAGTTCGCCAGAAAGAACAGATTGCATGGTGTCATGCGATACAGCTCATATTTAGAACGTCAGGGTTAAGTTAGCGGTGAATATAACTATTAATAGTGGGTTTTTTGGTTATTTGCTTTTTTTATTGACTATGTGGCCAGTTTTTATAACGATGTGTCTAGCAATGTCTATAGCATTTTACGGAGTGCTAATGAAGAAGACTGCACTTGCCTGGCTGCTTTCTGCTTTATTTTTTGGCATATTTGGGGGGCTGTATGGGTATTAACTTACTGATATTGAGGTTTTTTTGAAGCCTGCAAGAATTCATTGCAGTCGTCATCCATCGAATTCATGTATGCTGATAAGGATTTTTAAAGGAAAAGGAATGGATGATGAATACCCAGAAGCTTCTGGATACATACATGTTAGTTGGTGCCGGTCTTTCTCGCGTCAAATATGAGATTTTCACGGGAGATGAAGGGTCATATGCATTTATTACGATTTATGCATATGAGCCTCATTTCCATATTAAGGGCTATGATTCCTTAAAGTTAGACGAAACTGTTGATGTCAGATCTCAGATCGAAGGGCATTTCGCATATACCTACCAGTAGCCAAAACCATATTTCTGAATCTACAGCCCCGCTTATGCGGGGCTTTTTATTGGGGTGAATATGGCATCAAGTTCACCCAAGTTCACCCTGGCATCATCCCTGTAACACAAAACGGTGTTAACGACTGCGTTATCACTAACTTCGGAAAAAGTTATGCCTCCACGCGCTAAACGACCTTGCCGGCACAAAGGATGCACGGCAGTAACGAATGATGTCAGTGGGTTCTGTGAGATCCATCGGCAGCAACACGCCGGTGATGGCTGGCGTAACTATCAGCCCGGAAAAACTCGGCATGAACGTGGTTATGGTCGTCCGTGGGAAATTAAACGGGCCCGTATCATGAAGAGGGATAAATACCTTTGTCAGAACTGCAGGCGAGACGGTATTGCCACGAAAGCTTCAAGTGTCGACCACATCATTCCTAAAGCTCATGGTGGTACCGATGATGACTTTAATCTGGAGTCATTGTGCTGGACCTGCCACAGCAAGAAAACAGCAACAGAGAGAACCCGATGAAGAGTTTCAAAATTGAATACGTTGATGGCGTTTTGACCGTTCTGGAGACTGATGGTCAGTCACGAATGAATGAAGCCGTGCATGGCATCCATTTTGAGCATGTCCAGGGCGGCCGCCCACTGCTGAAACTGACGATTGCGCATGATATTGCACCGGCACCGGCTGCTGAGTCGGCCCAGGAACCTTTAGTGGGTGAGCTGGTACAGGATCAACAATCTCCGTTTCCCGGCGGTCGTCGTTCCCGCCATCGTAGGGGAGGTAAGCAATGATGTATAAACGCACGGATCTGACGCTCTCCATGTTCTATGCATCCAGCGCTGATGCAGACGGGAACAAAGTGGCTACGTTGACGATGCAGGTAATTGCAGCAGAGGTTGGAGCCGTCCAGACCAGCCAGCTGCGATGTATAACCGATAGCGCGAAGAAAAAAACGTATAGCGTAGGTGAACAATCTGTCAGTAATGGTTCCGATCCGTTGCTGGTCGCGATTGAGAATTACTGGCGTCAGAGCACGGATGTCGTCGTTAAAGGATTGATCGCCGAGGTGACCGACTTCATCGCAGGGAACATCAACTCAGTTAGCACCTGGATTGGTCAGTTTGGGATGAAGGTTTTCGAGAACCAGCCATTAGATGAACGGCTTCCAGAAAGCGTACTGCAGGCCGATGGAGGATCTGCTACAGCGACAGGATCCTGACCGCCGGTATAACAACTGGTGTTCATTGAACGTCTGATATATGCCGGCCCACGCAGTGCGAACCGTATTCGCCGCCGGCGCAGCCGGAATGACGACCTCCACCTCGACTGAGGCAGCTGCAGCCAGGGGGAAGGGGGGATCAAATCCCTGACCCCTTTCGCACTTCGGGACTGCCCGTTGAAGTCTATTTTTACACGCCAGAAATAAGAAACTTTTTTCCGGAAGGTTTCATCTATCAAAGGAACGTTTATGGCCGGAGGAATTCGATCGTCCGGTGGTGGCCGAAAACCCACTTTACCCACCGGGCAAAAAAGCAAATTAACACGTATTGCGCCTCCCGCTGAGTTAATGGGGGAGGCGGCAATAAGAATGTGGAAGACGCAAAGCAAAATACTCATCGACCGAGGGGTGTTTGAGTTGGAGGACGCACCTTTGTTGCTGGCTTACTGCAATGCTTTTCATCTGATGCTCGAAGCCGAAAAAATGCTGGCCAGCGGACTGACCTCAGAAAGTGAAATGGGGGGGCTGAAAAAACACCCTGCAGTTAATGTCCGGAATGACTCGGTTTCCCAGCTTGCCCGCCTGGGCTCTCTGTTGGGGTTAGATCCGCTCAGTCGTCTTCGCATGACCAGCGGACAAAAGGATCCGGACGATGACGGGAATGAATTCGATGAGTTTGACTGATGGCAACCTATCCGAACGTCAATGCAGCGAACCAGTATGCGCGGGATATCGTTGGCGGGAAGATTCTGGCGTGTCAGTTAACGGTACTTGCCTGTCAGCGACATCTGGACGACCTCGAACGAGCAAAGGATCCCCACTGGCCCTACCGCTTCGATAAAAACAAAGCAGAACGATTTCTTCGTTTTGCCCAGAAAATGCCTCATACCTCAGGGGAATGGGCCCGGCGTAAACTCCGGATTGAATTTGAAGCCTGGCAGAAGTTCGCTCTTGGCGTACCGTTTGGATGGGTACACAAGAAGACAGGCCTGCGTCGTTTCTCTGAAATCTATATCGAGGTGCCCAGGAAGAACGGGAAATCCGCTATTGCCGCTGCTGTAGGAAATTATATGTTTTGTGCAGATGGCGAGCATGGTGCAGAAGTCTATTGCGGCGCCACGACTGAAAAACAGGCATGGAAGGTATTTTCTCCGGCGCTGCAAATGGTGAAAAAGCTGCCGGCATTGCGGCAAAAATTCTCGATAAAACCCTGGGCAAAAAAAATGACGCGCCCTGACGGTTCGGTTTTTGCGCCTGTGATCGGTGACCCGGGGGATGGTGATTCGCCATCATGCGCCATCATTGATGAATATCACGAACATACTACTGATGCGCTTTACACTACCATGACCACCGGTATGGGGGCTCGTGAACAACCGATGACACTGATCATCACCACCGCCGGCTATGACATTACATCCCCTTGCTATGAAAAGCGTACTCAGGTTGTCGAGATCCTGCGGAGAACCCGTAATGGCGAGGAAAATGAAACCATATTTGGGCTGATTTATGGCCTTGATGACGATGATGACTGGACGACTCCTGAGGCATTAATCAAGGCAAACCCCAACTATGGCATTTCGGTAAAAGCAGATTTTCTCCGGGCTAAACAATTATTGGGTATGTCGACGCCCGGGCAGACAAACAAGATTCTGACCAAGCATTTCAATCGCTGGGTAAGCGCAAAATCAGCTTATTACGACCTGAGAAAATGGATGGATGCAGCCGATAAAAACCTTAAGTTGTCAGATTTTGAAGGGGAAGAATGCTGGCTGGGTATCGATCTGGCCTCGAAAGTTGACCTCAATGCCGTGGTTCCAGTTTTTCGTCGTGAAATAGACGGAATAACACATTTTTACTGTGTTTCTCCTCTGTTCTGGGCACCCGAAGAAACCATTTACTCGCAGGAGACCGCGCTGAAAAGTACCGCAGAACGTTATCAGTCCTTTGTCCGGCAGGGTAAGTTGATCCCGACCGATGGTGGTGAAGTTGATTACAGGCTGATATTTGAAACGATCCTGAAGCTGCGGAATACCGTAAAAATTGCCCAATGCCCCATTGATCCTTATGGCGCGACTTCATTACGTCACATGCTTGAGGAAGAGGGGCTTGAGCCTGTCGAGATAAGACAAAATTTTACCCACATGAGTGATCCTATGAGAGAGATTGAGGCTGCGCTCATCTCGGGGAGATTTCATCATGACGGACACCCCGTCATGAACTGGTGTATTTCCAATATCGTCGGCCAGTACCTTCCCGGAAGTGACGATATTGTGCGTCCCGGGAAAGAAGGGCGGCAGAATAAGATAGATGGTGCGGTTGGTTTAATGATGGGGCTGGGGCGCGCCATGCTTAACAGTTCAGTGATGACATCCGTATACGATGAGGAAGATATAGCATGCTAATTTCAGTTCTGAGTTTTATTGTCGGCCTCACTGGTGCTGGATTGTTATCCGCAGGTGCCTGGCTTATTTCTCCATCAGTGGGATTGATAACAGGAGGGATTATTTGTCTGGGCTGGTCATATATGACAACCCGGGCCTTTTCCTCCGGCGTCAGCAATGGCGGAGGTAAATAATGTTCCTACCCCAGATGTTCAGGGGCCGACAATACTCGGGTAATAGCTTCTGGGAAGCTATGCTGGGCGGGGTTCGTTCAAGCCAGAGCAAAACTGGCATCATAATCACGCCGGAAACCGCTCTGGGACTTTCAGCGGTCCGGGCCTGTGTCACCCTCCTGGCTGAGTCCGTCGCGCAGCTGCCGTGCGAACTTTACCGGCGGGATAAAAATGGCGGGCGCCAGCGTGCGACGGACCACCCGGTTTATGACCTGATTCATTCCCAGCCCAACAGAAAAGACACCTCATTCGAGTATTTCGAGCAGCAGCAGGGGTTGCTGGGGCTGGAGGGAAATTGCTACTCGATCATCGAACGGGACGGAAAAGGCTACCCGAAAGAGCTGATCCCCATTAACCCGAAAAAGGTCATTGTGCTGAAAGGGCCGGACGGTATGCCGTATTACGAACTCCCGGAAGTCGGTGAAATTTTGCCGATGCGCATGATGCACCATGTGAAGGTCTTTTCTCTGGATGGCTATATCGGCAGTTCCCCCATTCAGACGAACGCCGATGTCTTGGGGCTGAATCTGGCCGTTGAGGAGCATGCGGCAGCGACATTTCGGCGCGGGACAACGATGAGCGGGGTGATAGAGCGACCGAAAGAGGCTGCGACCATTAAAAGCCAGGATGCTATTGATCGCCTGCTGGCGAAATGGACCGAGCGCCATTCCGGTATTCACAATATGTTCTCTGTGGCACTGCTGCAGGAGGGCATGAGCTACAAACAACTGTCGCAGGATAACGAAAAGGCGCAGCTGCTACAGTCGCGGCAGTGGGGCGTGGAAGAGGTCTGCCGGCTCTATAAAATCCCGCCACATATGGTGCAGATGCTGGCGAAAGCGACCAACAACAACATCGAGCACCAGGGCCTACAGTTCGTGATGTATACGCTGCTGGCCTGGCTGAAACGCCATGAGGGTGCATTGCAGCGCGATCTGCTTCTGCCCAGCGAACGCCGCGATTTGTACATCGAGTTCAACGTTTCCGGGCTGATGCGAGGCGACCAGAAGTCACGCTATGAATCGTATGCGCTGGGCCGCCAGTGGGGATGGCTATCCACTAACGATATCCGGCGTATGGAGAATCTGCCGCCAATTGCCGGCGGGGACAAATACCTGACGCCGCTCAATATGGTCGACAGCGCGCAGATCCTTCCTGGCGATAAGTCGCCGACAGCAAAACAGCTGGCCGAAATCGAAACCCTTCTGGCCAGAGCCTGATTATTTCCCGCCGCGCGGGATGACCCGGAAGACAACATGACAACGAAATTAATTAACCTGCCGCACCTGGCAGATATGGTCTTTGGTGTGCCGCATTACGTGACGCGGCAAACAATGGACTCCGTGAAAGCGGTGCTCATCCCCCGTATTCAGGGGATCACCGAAGATGCCGTCATTCAGATGGCGCTGAATCCGGGTAAATCACCTGCTGCTGAGCAGGTCCAGCCCACCGGCGGGGTGGCGGTGATCCCCGTTCACGGCATTCTTGTTCCACGCCGGGGGCAGATTACGGCGATGTGCTCCGAGCTGACCAGCTACGAGCGGATCCGCGGGCAGTTGCAGGCGGCGTTAAACGACCCCTCAATCAGCGAAATCGTTCTGGATATTAACTCCGGCGGCGGCGCAGCGGTGGGGTGCAAGGAGCTGGCCGATTACATTTATCAGTCTCGCGACACGAAACCCATCACGGCGATTGTGAACTACAGCGCGTATTCCGCCGCGTATTTCATCGCATCGGCCTGCAGCAAAATCATCGTCAGCCAGACCAGTGGCGTGGGGTCGATTGGTGTGATCATGGAGCACCTAGATACGTCGAAGATGGAAGAAAAAATGGGGCTGACGTTCACCACCATTTACCGGGGAGATAACAAAAATAACGGCACCCAACATGAACCACTGAGTGAAGAGTCGCTGGGTATGTTCCAGGGCATGATCGACGAAATGTACGAGACGTTTACGGGGTCGGTGGCCGAATATCGCGGCCTGAAGCAGCAGGCCGTCATTGATACGCAGGCGGGGCTGTATTTTGGCCCTGGCGCGGTGTCTGCCGGCCTGGCGGATGAAGTCTCTGACCCCCACGCGGCGATCAATGCTATCGCGGCAAAGTATCAGCAACCCCGTCAAAAAACCTCCATTCAGATGCAGGCAGCCGCGATGGACCTGCAAACCAAAATGTAACCCGGCGCAAACACAAACCGCGTCACCTTAAGCAGCCAGCAGGCTGCTTTTTTTATGTCTAAAAAGAGAGAAATCAAATGCCACAGATTGAAGAATTGCGTCGTCAGCGTGCGGGTATCAACGAACAGGTTCAGGCCCTGGCAACCATTGACGCCAGCGGCAGCACGCTGACTGCGGAGCAGCTGACGGAGTTTGCGAACCTGCAGCAGCAGTTCACTGATATCAGCGCCAAAATTGAACGCCTGGAAGCCGCCGAACGTGCTGCGGCGCTGGTCGCAAAACCCGTGAAAGCGACTCAGCAGGCCCCCGGCATTATTGTTAAGCAGGAGCCTAAACAGTACACCGGTGCTGGCATGACCCGACTGGTTATGTCTGTCGCCGCAGGCGCAGGGAATCTGCAGGACGCGGCAAAATTCGCTTCAGAAGAGCTGAATGACCAGTCCGTATCGATGGCCATTTCCACCGCAGCGGCGTCCGGTGGTGTGCTTATTCCGCAGAACCTCCACAGTGAGGTGATCGAGCTACTGAGCGACCGAACCATCGTCCGCAAGCTGGGTGCCCGTCCCGTTCCGCTGCCTAACGGTAATATGACGCTACCACGCGTGGCCGGTGGAGCAACGGCAAGCTACACAGGAGAAAACAAAGACGCCAAGACATCAGAAACACGCTTTGATGATGTAAAACTTACGGCGAAAACTCTGATTGCGATGGTGCCTATTTCCAATGCACTGATTGGCCGCGCCGGATTCAACGTCGAGCAGCTGGTCCTGCAGGATATTCTGACCGCCATCTCAGTGCGTGAGGATAAAGCCTTTATGCGCGATGACGGTACCGGCGATACACCGATTGGTATGAAGGCGCGCGCGACGCAGTGGAACCGCCTGCTGCCGTGGGAAGCTGATGCAGCGATCAACCTGAACACAGTTGACGAGTACCTGGACAAGATCATTTTGATGGCGATGGACGGCAACAGCAATATGATCAGCAGCGGCTGGGGCATGTCGAACCGTACCTATATGAAGTTGTTTGGGCTGCGTGACGGCAACGGCAACAAAGTCTATCCGGAAATGGCTCAGGGATTACTTAAAGGATATCCGGTTCAGCGTACCAGCGCGATCCCTGCGAATCTGGGGACCGGGGGTAAGGAGACTGAGATTTACTTTGCTGACTTCAATGATGTGGTTATCGCTGAAGACGGCAATATGAAAGTCGACTTCTCGAAGGAAGCCTCTTACATCGATGCCGATGGCACCCTGGTATCTGCGTTTTCCCGTAACCAGTCGCTAATCCGCGTTGTTACTGAGCATGATATTGGCTTCCGTCATCCGGAAGGCCTGGTGCTGGGTACCGGCGTCCTGTTCTAACCCATCCCTCAGTAAATACGGCCCGCATATGCGGGCTTTTCCCTTTCAGGAGAATGTTATGGCTGCGAAAAATAAAGCAGTGGAGCCGGAAGAAACAGGCACACAGGACAACCATGCGACCGTGGTCGCACAGGCAGAGCGTAAATCCGTTGTGTTCCTTGGGCCGCACCACCGTTATTCCCGTGGAGATATCGCGTGCTTTGAAGGATCGCGCGCCGAAGAACTGGTTAAGCGGCGTATCGCGGTATGGCCGGAGGATGCCGAACGTGCGCTGAAACCGAAGCCGGGAGACAGCGATTTTGATACTGACATTGGATGATGTGAAAACCCAGCTACGCCTGGAACTGGACTTCACGGAGCATGATGCCATGCTCACGCAAATGGTGAACGCCGCGCAGCGGAGCATCGAGCGTGATTACTACTGCAAGCTGGTCACCAGTGATGAAGAGCTGCAGGCGCTCCCGGAGACCGTCCGCGGATTCATCGCGGATGAAGATATCCGGCTGGCTATTCAGTTTCTGGTCAGCGATGCGTATCTGAATGGCCATACCGGACAGTGGCTGGAAACCGATGCGGTGAGGCATCTTCTTTTCCCCCTGCAGGAGCATACGCTATGAGCCTGAAACCGGGTGATATGAACTGTCGCATTGCAATTAGCTACGTTCAGTCCGGTCGGGGGCCGCTGGGCGAACCGCTACCGGAAAAGCAGGTTGAATCGGGAAAAGCGTGGGCAAAACGGGAGCTGGTATCGGGGCGGAAAGTCCGCACGCTGGATCAGCAGCAGGTGGTGGAAACCTGCCTGTTTACGGTCTATCCGGGTGTGCTGGTTGATATTGACTGGAAAATTACGACGAAAAATCTGGTTTATACCGTCCGGAATATCGACCGCAAAACGGACCGGATCATTATCACGGGGGAGGCTGACGGGCGGCATGATAGAGCTGGCGATTAAGGGTGCGCTGGAGCGCATCACCGGCATGAATGCGTATCCGCTTTTACTGCCGGACACGGTCCAGGAAGGAGCGACCTTTCAGCGTATCTCTGACCCGGAAATGGTCTCTGGAATGTTGCGAACGGGGATCGTATCTGCCCGTATCCAGGTGAATCTGTACCGTCTCGATGATTACACCTCACTGCTGCAGCTGGATAAAAAAATCTGGACGGAACTGAAGTCCGTCGTTCATGGCCAGCTGGAGGGTATTCCGGTTCAGTATGTGGAACGAGGCGGCATCCATCAGGATAAAAACCAGCTGACGAATCGTCGCATTCAGTATCGCCTGACCCGCGATTTCATCATTCACTACGTGGAGGACTCCTCGTGATCCGAATGGAAGTTAAAGGGCTGGATGAGCTGGAGCGGCAGTTAATGGCCCTGGGCGAAAAAGTGGCGACGAAGGTATTGCGGGATGCCGGGCGCGAAGCGCTAAAGGTCGTCGAGGAAGATATGAAGCAGCATGCCGGCTTTGACGAAACGTCTGCCGGGCCGCACATGCGGGACTCAATCAAAATCCGCTCTTCCACCCGCAAGGGTAAAGGGAACGCGGTTGTAACGCTCCGTGTTGGCCCCAGCAAGCAGCACCATATGAAGGCGCTGGCGCAGGAGTTTGGCACGGTTAAACAGGTTGCAGACCCCTTTATCCGACCCGCCCTGGATTACAACCTCCAGACCGTTTTGCGCGTGTTAACCGTGGAAATCCGAAACGGCATTGAAAACAGGTAGCATCCGCTGCCGTATAAAAAGAGAGAGAAACATGGCTGATAAAACTTCGCCTGAATATGCGATGTTGCCGGCGGGCACCATTGTGAAATACGGGGAGCCTGGCGCTGCCACGTCAGCGCTGAAACCGCTGATTAACTGTAAAGCGCTGGGTGCAATGGGGCAGACGGGGGGCTTTGTCGACTGCACCACGTTACTGGATAAGCAGAAACAGTCCATCAGCGATCTGCCTGACGGGCCTGAAAAGTCGCTGGGCTTCATTGATGATCCGGGCAATACCGATTTTGCCGCGCTGCTGAACGCAGCAGAGGCCCGCAAGACCATCCAGTTATACGTCGAATTACCCAACAAGCGAACAGCGACGATGCTCCTGGCGCTGTCCGGGTGGCAGATGAATGAAATCGCCGCTCCGGCGAATGAGGTCATCCAGATCACTGTTCAGGGTAAACAGAACAAGATCACCTGGGGAACCGTCGCTGTCTCCGGCGGCGCCTGATTAACTTAACCTGTAAACAGCCACCTTCGGGTGGCTTTTTATTTTTAAGGACTACCTGTGAAAGATAAAGATTACCTGTCCACGCTGAAATCCGCGTTGCTTAAATCGGAGCCAACCGTCATTAAAACCGAGTTATTTGGCGCCACCGTATTCATCCGCCGCCTGACCGGGGATTACCTCATCAGCTACGAAGAGAAAATGGCTGAAACCGCAAAAGCTGGCGCAGCGCGCGAGGCATCGGAGCAAGTCATTCAGATCGTCATCGATGCACTGGTTCAGCCGGATGGAACGGCCATTCCGGATGAATTTAAACCCACGGCAGCCGAGCTGCTGAAGGCCCATGAAAACCCCGAACTGCTGGCCGCTGTGGAAAAAGTGAAGCAACACGCAATCGGCAAGCTGGAGGAAGCGGAAAAAAACTGAGTGACTCGCCCTGGCTGGAGCTGATCTTCTGGCTGGCCGACCGCTGGGGCGAGCCTGACCCATCCAAAATTGCCGCATTGCCGGCCAACACTCTGTACCACTGGCGAGCCTACTTCCTGAAACAAGGCACTTTCCGCCGTCCTGGCGATGAAAACGCGCCACCTACCGAAACCATACCTGCGCCATCCCGGGTCGATGATGAATGCGCGGCAGTCATGAGGGCATTAATGTAATGGCAGACGTCGCATCTTTAGCGGTCGGGCTGCACCTGAACGCAGCCAGTTTTAAATCCCAGCTGCTGGGAGCGTATGGCGATGCGGAGAACCAGTCACGACGGTTCAACCGTAATGCCCAGGCGGACGCGAAAAAGACGGAGGACGCCTATAAAAAGGTCGGTCTGTCGATATCCGGGATGGCCAGCCGGCTGGCGGGGCTGGCAGGAGCCGGCCTTTCCATCGGCACGATCGTCACCACGTCCAGACAATATGGACAGGCATTATCAGACCTGCAGGCCATCACCGGTGCGACTGCTGCTGAAATGAAAGCGCTGGATCTGGCTGCGCAGGAAATGGGGCGCACGACAGAGTACAGCGCCAGCCAGGCCGCCGAGGCGTTAAAGCTGATGGCGTCGGCTAAACCGGAGCTTTTAAAAACGTCCGATGGACTGCAGAAGGCTACGAACAGCGCGCTTATCCTGGCGCAGGCCGCCGGCACAACGCTGCCCGATGCGACCAGAACGCTGGCGCTCTCCTTAAACCAGTACGGGGCGAGCGCGCAGGAGGCGGATCGTTATATCAACGTGCTGGCCGCCGGCGCGAAGTACGGGTCGTCGGAGATTGTGGATACAGCGGCCGCCATTAAAAATGGTGGCGTCGCAGCCGCACAGGCCGGCGTTGGTTTTGAGCAGCTGAATGCCGCGATTCAGGTGCTGGCAGAGCGTGAAATTAAAGGCGGTGAAGCCGGCACGGCGCTGCGTAACGTCATCCTGAATCTGGAAAAGGGCACGGACAAGAGCCTCAAGCCGTCCGTGGTTGGTCTCAGCCAGGCGCTGACCAATCTTTCCGGGAAAAATCTCTCCACGGCCCAGGCCGTAAAACTGTTTGGCGTGGAGAACCTGAATGCGGCGTCTATCCTGGTCCAGAACCGTTCAAAGCTTGATGAACTGACCGCTTCCCTGACCGGTACCAAAACGGCGCATGAGCAGGCATCCATCAGGGTTAACAACCTGAACGGCGATTTGCTGGGGCTGAGCAGTGCGTTTGAAGGGATGGTCATTAAGATCGGCCAGAGCAGTAACGGGCCACTCCGCAGCGGGATTCAGGTTGCCACGGAGGCACTGAACAGCCTGGCAGACAATTTCAACACCGTCTCCAGCGTGGCGCTTTACAGCCTGATCCCCGTGTTATCCACGAAACTGACTGCAGGGCTGCGGGAGAATATCGCGGCCTGGCGGGAAAGCCAGGCGGCGGTAAAAGCGCGGGCGCAGGCTGATGCGGATATTGCCCGCAAAACGCTGGATTCGACAGCGGCCATCCTGAAACAGAACGACGCTGAGTTTGGCCACTACCGGCAGATGGAGCGGACGGCTAAACAGTACGGGATGAATATCAGTTACCAGGATGAGTTTACCCGCCTCATCCGACAGGAAACTGAGCAAACCAATCTGGCCAGCCAGGCGAAACTGAAACTGGCAGCGGCAAACCGGCAATTGTCGATATCAGCCCGTGCGGCCTCCGTTGCGGTGGGCCTGGCAAGAGGCGCCCTGGCTTTTGTTGGTGGTCCGGTTGGCGCGGCGACGCTGGCTGGCTCTGCATTACTGTATTTCCATCAACAAGCAAAAGAAGCCCGGCAATCGGCCATTGATTTAAAAGATGCCGTAGTGGAAACCAGTGAAGCGCTGATGCGCCTCTCGCTTAACCAGTTAAATGTGAAGCAGTTCGACCTGGAGGATAAGTACGAAAACCAGGTCGTGCAGCGTAACCAGCTGATAAAAGAGATTCAGGATGCCGACAGTCGTATCGACAGCCTGAAAGGGTTTGACCCCTTCGGCCAGCTGGAAGGGGTGACAAAAGACCAGACGCGGGCGCGGGCGGATCTCGATAGCGTTAACGAGGGACTCCGCAAAACCGAGGAAAACATTAAGCGTGTCAGTGATGCAAAAACACTGGCTCAGCTGGGTTTATCGGGAAAAATAACCTCCCTTACGGACGATCTGAAAGGAGCGTTAAGCACGCCCCCCAAAGAGACCGGAGATGGAAATCCCTGGGGCGGCGATGGCGGTACCGGCACGGGGAAAGGCAGTAAGTCCCAGGTCGACCAGTTCAAAACGCTGCGGCAGCAAATTGAAGAAGCCCATGCATCCAGCCTGGCCAGAATTAACCTGCAGGAAAAGGACAGCAACAGGGAGCTGCAGGAAGCGGCGAAGAAAAATGGCGCCAGTGATGCTGACCTGCAGCGCGCGCTGTTAATGAATGCAGAGAACTACCAGAAACAGCGACTGGATCTGGCCGCGCAGTATTCCCCCGCCCAGGAAACCCTGCGAAAAGAGCAGGAAGCCAGCCGGGACCTGGCTGAGCTTTTCAAAGCCCGCCTTCTTGATGAAAAAGAGTACCAGGCCGCACGAATAACGCTGGCCAGAGATACTGCGAAAGAGCTGCTGCAGGCGCATGCCGATGAAATCGCTGCGCCGGCACTGGATATCGCCGGCGAAGTTGATCCACTGGTCTCGCTGCGCAATCAGCTTGCGCAGCGGCAGGCATTGCTGCAGGCGTACTACCAGGGCAGCGCGATCAGCAAAGAACAGTACGAAATGCTTATGCAGAAGGCGACGAAAGAATCCGCCGATGCGCAGTATCAGACGTCACTGGAGTTATACCGATCACAGGGAGAATTCCAGAGCCTGGCCGTCGGGTTATTTGAAACGGCCCATGAGCGCTCAAGCAACTTCCTGACGAGCATGCTGACGCGGACGAGAAGCTTTAAGGAGAACATGGCTGACCTGTTTTCCTCGCTCACACAGTCAATCATAAAAAACCTCGTTGATATGGCCGCACAGGCGCTGGTCACCAGTTCTGTCATGCAAACCATCATGGGTGTGGTGGGAGCTGGAGTGAGTATTGCAGGTGGTGTTTCTGGAGCGGCTGATGTCGGCGCAGGAACTGCGATTCAGAATGCGGGTAATAACTTTAACTTTCAAATACCGGGTTATGCCAAAGGCGGTGTCTTCGATTCTCCTTCATTAAGTGCCTACAGCAACCAGGTCTACGACTCTCCGCAGCTCTTCGCTTTCGCAAAAGGGGCCGGCGTATTTGGCGAGGCCGGGCCGGAGGCCATCATGCCGCTGACGCGTGCCGGCGATGGTTCGCTGGGTGTACGCGCTGTCGGTGGTGTTCAGAACGCCGGCGCGTCGGAAGGGCCAAAAGTCTATATCACGATTGAAGGCGGAAACACCTCAACGCAGGCGCCGTCTGGTTTTGAGCAGTTTGGCCAGCAGATCGGCTCGTTTGTGGAGAAAAAATACAGGGAGCTGATGGCGCAGGATATGCGCCCTGGCGGGATGGTCTGGAATGCAGTTAAAGGGCAACGTTGATGGCTATTGAGATATTCACCTGGAGTCCGCGGGTTAATCCCCAGCAGACCGTTAACTTTCGTGTCCGGAAGGCGCAGTTCGGTGACGGGTATGCGCAGGTATCCGGCGATGGTATTAACACCCGATCACAGGACTGGGAGCTGAGTTTTGTCGGTACGGAGGACTATATCCGTCCGATTAAGCAGTTCTTCGACCGTCATGCCGGCACCCGCGCGTTTCAGTGGACCCCGCCTCTGGAAGAGGTGGGGCTTTACCGCTGCGAACAATACAAACCGGTGCCGCTGGGCGGCGGAAATTACTCACTTTCAGCCACTTTTATTCAGGCATTTAAACCATGAGCCTTAACGCGAATTATCAGAAGTTAGAGCCAGGCGATGAGGTTCGTCTCCTGGAGATCGATGGACAGGCGTTTGGCCTGGATGAGGTTTTGTATTTCCACGGCTATAACGTTCCCCATACTGCAGCCGAAATCCTCGCCGCTGGCGGCGACCTGCATAAGCTGCCGGCGAAAAGCATCTGGTGGCAGGGGCGGGAGTATAAAGCCTGGCCATGTGAAATCGAAGGGATCGAGTCCTCCACCACGGGCAGTGACGCGCAGCCAACGCTGCGGGTAGGGAACATCGACGGGAAGATATCCGCGCTCTGTCTTCATTACGACGATCTGGCTCTGGCGCGGGTTGTCATCCACGACACGCAAAAACAGTATCTCGATGCGAAGAACTTTCCGGACGGGAATGCCTCAGCTGATCCGACTCAGGAGAAACGGCGCCTTTTCTTCATTGACGTAAAGCATTATGAAGACGATGAGAAGGTGGAATTTACTCTCTCCAGCCCGTTTGCCCTGCAGGGGATGATGATCCCCACTCGCCAGCTGCATGCGATTTGCACCTGGTGTATCCGCAATCAGTACCGCAGTGGTAACGGGTGCGACTATGCCGGCACCCGGTATTTTGACAGGAACAATCAGCCAGTTGATGACCCGTCGCAGGATGTCTGCAACGGAACGCTCACGGCCTGTAAATTACGTCATGGTGAGAATAGTGAACTGCCGTTTGGCGGGTTCCCCGGCACCTCATTAATCAGGAGCTGATATGCGTCAGAAAACGATTAAGGCCATCCAGGAACATGCGGCCGCAGAATATCCGCGCGAGGCCTGCGGCCTCGTCGCCCAGAGGGGCCGAGCGGAGCGTTATTTCCCCTGCCGGAACCTGTCCACAGAGTCGAAAGATAATTTTGTGCTGGCGCCGGAGGATTATGCGGAGGTTGAGGAATGGGGAACGATCACCGGTATTGTTCACAGCCATCCTGATGCCACCACCCAGCCGAGCGAACTGGATAAAGCGCAATGCGACGCGACCTTTCTCCCCTGGCATATTATCAGCTGGCCAGAAGGCGATCTCCGTACCATCCATCCGCGTGGTGAGTTGCCGCTCCTCGAGCGACCATTCGTGCTGGGCCACTACGATTGCTGGGGCCTGGTGATGAGCTATTTTCGGCAAACCCACGGCATCGAGCTGCACGATTACCGCGTCGATTATCCGTGGTGGGAAAAGGAGTATCCGGACAATTTTTATCAGGACTGCTGGTATGAATGCGGGTTCCGTGAGTTTGATGGTCCACCGCAACCGGGTGATATGGTGATCATGCAGGTGCAGGCGGATAAGTGGAACCACGCCGGGATTCTGCTGGAAGGGAATATGCTGCTGCATCACCTGTATGGCCATCTCAGCAAGCGCGTGCCGTATGGTGGATACTGGTTAGACAGGACGATGAAAATCGTCCGATACCATTCTCTGTGTTAATCTCTTGTGGAATTTTAACTATAAATCCAAGGGATACTGAAATGAAAAAAATAGCTCTAGCATTGGCAATTGTCACAGTAACAGGCTGTTCGACAACAGTTGTACCTCCCAGCCAAGCTATTTCCGCCTCAAAAGAGCATGTTTTTAAATATCAAGAAAACGAAGGTAATAACGGTAGCCTGACAATCGTTCGTGATTCAGGATTCGTGGGAGCAGGATGCTATGCAACAGTTTATTTGAATGGTGAACGAGTAGCGAAACTGGATCCGAAAGAAAAAGCGACATTTTATTTATCAGAAGGAGAGTGGGCTGTCGGTGCTAATCTTGAAGGTAAAGGACTTTGCAGTTTAAACCGAGAGAGACAAGAACGATTTTTCAATATTAAAGCTGGAGAGAAAAAAGCAGCAAGAGTTTTTACGGATGCTAATGGCGATTTGGATATAAGGCCAACCACTATTAATTAACTCGTTTCCCACCAGCTGGAGCTATTATGCAGGAAATAATGACAAGAATTGAGCTTTCTGGAATTCTTGGCAAAACTTTCGGGAAGGTTCATCATCGGTTGATTTCAACAGTCCAAGAAGCAGGCATAGCGCTGGCTGCAACCATCCCTGGATTTGAAAATTTCATGAATAACAGCAAAGAAAAAGGGTTGACCTTTGCTGTTTTCAAAGGAAAGAAAAATATCGGTAAGGATGATTTAGGATTCCCCGTTGGTGGTGAAGTTATCAGAATTGTTCCTGTTTTAATTGGTAGTAAAAAGGCGGGGCTGCTTCAAACAATTCTTGGAGCAGTTATTATTGTTGCCTCTGCTGTCGGCTCTTACTTTGTTCCTGGCAACCCCGTGTCAGCATTTGGTTATAAAATGGGGGCTGCTATGATGCTCGGCGGCGTTGTTCAGATGCTCTCCCCACAGCCAGCAGGCCTGGCCCGAAAAGAATCCGCTGACAATAAAGCGTCCTACGCCTTTGGGGGCGTGACGAATACTGCCTCTCAGGGATACCCGGTCCCTTTGCTTTATGGCAAACGCCGAATTGGCGGAGCCATTATATCTGCCGGTATTTACGTAGAAGACCAGCAATAAGTTTTATTCAGTAAACCATCCAATTCAGGCCACCTTGCGGTGGCTTTTTTTATGGGCGTAATATGGCAAATAACATAATTAAAGGGCGCAAGGGTGGCGGCTCAAAGCAGCGTACACCGACGGAACAGCCGGATGATTTACAGTCCGTTGCGAAAGCCAAAATTCTGCTCGCATTAGGTGAGGGTGAATTTACAGGTGGTTTAACCGGGAAAGATATTTATCTTGATGGCACCCCGCTTGAAAATGCTGATGGTTCGCAAAACTTCAGTGGCGTGTCCTGGGAATTTCGCCCCGGCACGCAGGCTCAGACTTATATTCAGGGTATTCCCGGTACTGAAAATGAAATCAGTGTAGGAACGGAAGTTTCCAGCAAGACAGCCTGGACCCATACCTTTACTAATACCCAGCTTTCTGCCGTTCGTGTCCGCCTGAAATGGCCGTCCCTGATGAAACAGGAAGATGACGGCGACGTGGTGGGCAATACCGTCAAGTATGCGATTGACCTGCAGACCGACGGCGGCGCCTGGCAGACGGTGCTGGAAACCGCTGTCACGGGTAAAACAACCTCCGGTTATGAGCGGAGCCATCGTATTGATCTGCCCCATGCCGGCAGTACCTGGACGCTACGCCTGCGTAAAATCTCTCCGGATGCAAACAGTGTCAAAGTTGGCGACGTGATGACGCTGCAGAGCTATACCGAAGTGATTGACGCGAAGCTGCGTTATCCCAACACCGCACTGCTTTATATCGAGTTCGACTCCAGCCAGTTTAATGGCTCCATTCCGCAAATTTCCTGTGAGCCGCGTGGGCGCGTGATCCGGGTGCCGGATAACTACAATCCGGAAACCCGCGAATATACCGGCGTCTGGACCGGCGGGTTTAAATGGGCCTGGACGGATAACCCGGCCTGGATCTATTACGACATTGTTATCGCTGACCGTTTTGGTCTCGGTAATCGTCTGAGCAGCGCCAATATTTCGAAATGGACGTTGTACCAGATTGCACAGTACTGCGATCAGCTGGTTCCTGACGGGCGCGGTGGTGACGGCATGGAGCCGCGCTATACCTGTAACGTCTATGTCCAGGAACGCAACGATGCTTACACCGTGCTGCGAGATTTTGCCGCCATCTTCCGGGGCATGACCTGCTGGAACGGTGAGCAGATTGTTGTGCTGGCTGATATGCCGCGTGATGTCGATTTTACTTATACGCGCGCCAATATTGTCGGCAAACCCCGTTATTCGAGCAGCAGCAGCCAGGTTCGGTACACCAACGCCCTGGTTTCCTGGTCTGATCCGGATAATGCTTATGCTGATGCGATGGAGCCTGCGTTTATCCCTGAACTGGTTTCCCGCTACAGTTTTAACCAGCTCGAAATGACCGCGATTGGCTGTACGCGCCAGAGCGAAGCCCACCGTAAGGGACTGTGGGGCATACTGACCAACAATAAGGACCGCATGGTCGAAATTGATGTGGGGCTGGACGGTCGCATTCCTCAACCCGGTTATATCATTGCCCTGGCGGATGAGTTGCTGGCCGGACGGGTCAACGGCGGGCGAATCAGCGCGGTGAATGGCCGGGTGATTACGCTGGATCGTGATGTGGATGCCAAACCTGGCGACCGCCTCCAGCTAAACCTGCCATCAGGGATCTCACAGAGCCGGACCATTCAGGCTGTTAATGGACGCCGGCAGATTACGGTCACAACGGCGTACAGTGAGACGCCGGAACGGGAATGCGTCTGGGCCATTGAATCCGATGACCTCTTCCTGCAGCAGTACCGGGTTACAGGGGTAAAAGAGAACAACGATGCCACCCTCACGATCACCGGCGTGGCACATGACCCGGATAAATTCGCCCGCATCGATACCGGCGCTATTATCGACCAACGCCCGGTTAGCGTATTGCCGGCGGGCAACCAGTCACCTCCTGACGATATTGTCATCACATCCCGCTCGGTCGTGAATCAGGGGATCAGCGTCGAAACGATGCAGGTTAACTGGTCAGCGGTCAGCGGTGCTATTGCCTACGAGGCGCAGTGGCGCCGTAACGACGGGAACTGGATTAATGTGCCGCGCAGCTCGACCACCTCGTTTGAGGTCAGCGGCATCTATGCCGGTCGTTACCTGGTTCGCGTCCGCGCGATCAATGCGGCGGAGATTTCGAGCGGGTGGGCGTATTCCGAAGAGAAAACCCTGACCGGCAAGGTCGGCGAGCCGCTGGCACCGCTGGCGCTGGCAACCCGTTCGCTGGTTCATGGGGTCCAGGTTAGCTGGGAGTTCCCGACCGGCTCCGGGGATACGCTGCGCACGGAACTGCAGTACAGCAAAAATCAGGACGGCAGTGCGCCGATGCCGTTATCAGACGTGGCCTATCCGGGGAAAAGCTATCAGCAGATGGGCCTCAGTATGGGCGCAGAATTCTGGTATCGGGCGCGCCTTGTTGATCGTCTGGGCAATGAAAGCCCGTGGACCGGCTGGGTCCAGGGGATGGCCAGCGATAACTTTGATGACTACTACGAAAACCTGACTGACGCGATCAAGGATACGGCTGCCTGGGAGGAAACGCAGCGTACCATTAGCGAAACGCAGGAAGGTATCCGCAATACGCAGCAGGAACTGGAGCAGACCGCTGAAGAGCTGCGTCAGGAAGCCGCAGATCAGGCGAAGCAGGTCAGCCAGAATATTGATGCATCGGCGAAAAGCATCACTGCTGATGTGAATCAGCAGATAGCAGTTTTGAGCAAGTCGCTTGCCGACGGCGATGCCGCATTGAATGCGCAGATTAAAACTGCCGAGAATGGCCTGAAGCAGTCATTGTCTCAGGTCAACACCACGTTAACCAATGCGGTTAAGCAGGAAACTGCGGATCGTATCGCAGATATTAACGCGAAGGCGGCACAGGCTGCTGATGAACTGCTGGCGGCAACGCAGGGGATTGAGGCGAGTATCGAGAGCCTGACTCAGGTAATGAAGAGTGCCGATGAAAATCTGGCGCGGGAAATGTCCAGCCTCGCTGCCGGCGCCAATATCCAGTTCGATTCGCAGGTTATCTGGCATTTCAACAGTCAGACGACCGAGGGCTGGACCGGCAGCGCCGGCGTACCGGGTGTGTCCCGGGATGGCTGGTTACGCCCTGCGGACAGCGCCACCGATCCGTACATTACCTCTCCCGGCGGTCTGGCTGTCGATGGTGCAGCGTACCGCTTCATCATGCTGCGCTTTCGTAAAACCGGCAAACCAGTCTGGGCGGGTGAGATCCGTTGGGTGTCTGCCGGCGAAAACTTTAATAACACGAAGCGATACATTGTTGCTGAGCCGGAATATGCCGATGGGGTGGCAACCCTGACGGTGCGTGATATTCCGTGGACAGGGAACATTGATCGTATTCGCCTGGACCTGACGAACCAGCAGGATGCCAGCAACTTTATCGAATTCGACTGGATCGCCGTTGGCCGGCCAGCACCCGGCGCCAGTACGGCGGCTCTGCAGGATGTGCGCAGTACGCTGAGTAACGCGCTGACCTCCGAAGCACAGGCACGCAGCACGCTGGCGGCGCAGATGCGTGGCTCCTATGATGGCAGCGATCTGGAGAAAGTCACCTCCGGGCTGCTATACCAGGAAAAAACGGCGCGCGTTACCGCCATCCAGGCGGAAGTTAAGGCCAGAGAGTCCCTTCAGACGCAGTTTAACGACAACAAAGCTGCTGTTTCTGGTGAACTGAGTTCTCTGACGACAGAGCAGCGCGCGCAGGCGAGCCGTATCGGTGGTCTGGAAACCAGCCTCGGGAAAAAAGCCGATGCGACCGCGCTGACGTCCCTGACGCAGAAAGTTGAGCAACAGGGTGCCACGCTGACATCGCAGGGCGCCGCGTTAACATCACTCACTAACCGGGTGGGCCAGACGGAAACGGGCCTGGCTGGTACGAATGAGGCGCTGAGCGGGCTGCAGTCTGTTGTTACCCGTCAGGGCGACAGGATAACCAGCCAGGGTCAGTCCATCACAAAACTGACGAGCGATTTGGGCACGACAAATTCCGCGCTGGTGAAGAAAGCCGAAGCGGCTGCGGTCACTGCCTTAACGCAGCAGGTGGAGCAAAACGGGCGGGATATTCGCAGCAATACTGACAGTATCACCCGCCTGTCGAATCAGCTGGTCAATGGCCAGCCGAATAGCTGGTCCCGTCGGATCTATCCTGTGCAGCTGGCTAACGCCGTGACAGTCCCGTCATTCAGCGATATTCGCGCCGTGGCGCCAGTGGTCGTGGATGAGGTGGCCGACGCGACCAGACTGGACTTTACGTCCGCCGGGAGCTATCTGATCGCGCTGTATTCCTGCCAGGTGAAAGTGGCGGCCGATACCACCATCACAATGACGCCCGGTAACAGGGTTTTTGATGATACCGGTGCTGTATTTGTAAATGGCGTTCAGGTTGCCTGGGGAAACGCCAGCTGGACTACCGTCAGTTTTGATCTGAAAGCCGGCTGGAACACAGTTGAGTTTCTGGTGAATCAGTGGGCTGGCCAGGCGTATATCAACCTGGGACTGAAGCTGTCAGACAAGGTTGCTGAGATGTACTCCGGTCTCGGTGTTTCCGCGCTGGCAAACGCAGCCGGCGTACTCAGCTCGAATGTCAGCCAGATTGGCAACCATGTGGTCAGCAATTCGCAGAGCATCACCCAGCTCCGGAATGCGCTGACGCAGACAGACGCGAATGTGGCCAGCAAAGCGGATCAGACGGCGATGAACTCCCTAACCGGACGAGTGGAGAAGACGGAGTCCGGTCTGACGGCGGCGAACAGCAACATTACGTCGCTCAGCAGCTCTCTGAGCCAGCAATCCAAACGCGGCGCTAATCTGCTTCCTGATGGCACTTTTGAAAGTTACGCGGTTGGTCACAATCTGGCGAATAACCGTGCCATCGTGACCACTGACGACTCGCATGGCGGCAATAAATGCATTCGTGTGACGCGTCCGAATGACTACAATGCCAATGCAACTGACAACACTGACACCCACATTTTCAGCGGATTCCAGGTTCGCGATAACGCAGTCTTCTATATGGAATGCTGGGTTAAGCTGGATTCCAGGAGTACCGCTATGGCCGGGAACGTGCAGATTTCCGTCGGCTTATCGCTCCAGTATCAGGACAACTCCTGGCAGTGGCCGGCAGTTACCAAAGCGGCAAAGGATCTCTCTTCAACTCAATGGACGAAGGTTTCTGGTTACCTGAAATCAACGAAGAGCGGTATTAAGCAGGCAATGGTCAGGATTTCTATTCCTAACGTTAGCAGCGTTAAGGCGGGTAACTCATTCCTCATTGATGACCTGGTCATTACCGAAGTGACTGATGCCTACAATGCGCAAAGTACAGCAGATGCTAACGCTAATGCGATTTCGACACTGAACTCGACCGTATCCCAACAGGGCGGCCAGATCACCAGTCAGGGTAACAGCATCACTAAACTGATAAATGACCTGGCGAAGACTAATAATAACGTCAGCAATAAAGCAGACGCTAATGCTCTGACGGCACTGACCAACCGTGTTACCCAGACCGAAAAAGACATTAACTCAACGAGTTCTTCTGTCACGAATCTGAACAACAAGGTTGATGCAATTTCTGTCGGCGGTACAAACCTGATCAAGAACTCCGGCGATATGACCGGCTGGTCGAACGTTGTCAGCGATACGTATCGTGGTAACGCGGTAATTAGCACAACTGTAAAAGCCGGCTCCGGTTACAGGGATTTGCGGGAAATCACGCTTGAGTCGCCGCTCGATGCAGGGGAGTACGTTTACAGCTTCTATGCGAAAGGCGGCGTTGCTGGCCAGACGATGACGGCGTTCTTCTACAATCCGAACACCACAACGTCTATCGAGACCAGCCAGGGTGCGAAAGGTAACAACACTGATGGTCGTGCGCAGTTCACGCTGACCACTTCATGGGCCCGCTATTGGGTTAAGTGGAAACAGACACCTACCACGGGCACCAAGCGCCTGATTCTGTGCCGTATCGAGAGCAATACCTCCAAAGACCAGACGGTGTACATCAACAGTCCGAAGTTTGAGGTAGGTAACGTTGTTTCCGACTGGAACGAGTCTCCGTCTGATAGCGCCAGTGCGTCGGCTGTGGATTCGCTGACAACGAAAGTGAATCAGCAAGGCACTTCCATTAGCTCTATCGGAAATCGCACCACATCGTTGGAAAACAGGTTATCGACAGCTCAGAACAACATTGCCAGGAAGGCTGATGCTTCTGCATTGCAGGATCTCCGGAACACGGTGACATCTCAGGGGGGCGATTTAACCGCGGCGAACAGTAGCATTACCAGCCTGCAGGCCTCGATGAACCGTCGCACTGTGTTTACTGTCACTGCACGGGGGAATGGCAACAGCGTAACTCCTGGGGTTTTTGATGAAAGCGGCAAAAACCTGTTTACCCCTGGTCGCAGCTGGGCACTGGTCACTTTTGCAAAACACAGCAACGGATCAACGGTGATTGCGACATCCAAAACATACGATGTCTTTGGCAGCGCGAATAATGGTGCCACGATGTCGGCTGATATCGAGGCGTTGGCCAGTGGCACTTACGTTTGCGTCCTGACATTCGATGAGCCATCTGGCAACCGAGGTAAGATATTGTCTGCTCTGGAATCTCTTGGTGGTACATCCGAAGTCGTCAACTCCCTGCCGTATCGTGGTGCCTATATTCTCCTTGGCCGCAAAGGCATGAGGCCGGGCGATGGTCTGGAACTGCGTGCGCCAACCGGTGGTGACGCCACTGCCCACATTTCGACCTCAGTCGAGTTTGTGAACGGGGTAATGATGGGACTGGGCGCCGCCGGCGGTGTGATGATGAAGGCTGATGCGAACGCGTCGGCAATTACCACGCTCCAGAACACAGTGAAGGCCCAGGGGGGTAATATTGACTCCCTGAGTTCCTCGGTAACGGCGCTGGAGAACAGCCTCAGGTCGACAAACGATACGGTGAGTAAAAAGGCCGACACGTCCGCGGTGAGTTCACTGACCGGTCGCGTAAGCCAGGTGGAAAACACCATCACCAGCCAGTCGCAGAGCATCACGTCGCTGACCAGCACCATCAATACCATCCGCACTCAGGGAGCTAATCCGTGGGTTGACGGTACGTTCGAAAGCTACGGAGATGGTCATGTGCTGGGCGGGGGCGGCACCGCCGTTGTGGTGGAGTCGCAGAAATTCACCGGCAATAAGAGCCTGCAGGTGAGCCGGGGAGCGAACAATAACGGCAACAGCGATAAACAGCTTGGGAGCTGGCAGTCAGTCCGTGAGGATGCGAAGTTCCGGTTTGAGTTCTGGGCCATGATGCCGTCGGATCAGAAACCCTCATCCGGGTGGACAACGCTGGTCGGTATCAACTCACTGAATGCTGCTGGTCAAAACTCCTGGCAGTCGGCGGTCACTGTCAGCGAAGCCGCTCTTGGTGCGCGTGATAAGTGGGTGAAATTTACGGGTATTGCCAGTAACAACGGGGGTGGCAGAACACGCGCGGTGGTCTGGATCTCCACCCGTGGCGCCTCCGGCAGCGGCACCCCCGGTTATTCGCTGTATATCGACGATCTGGTTATCACGGATGTTACCGATGCGAAAGCGGCACAGGATGCCTCTGACGCGACGGCGAGTGCCGTAAGCGGTCTGACGGCTCGCGTAACGGATGCCGAAGGGAAAATCACCGCCCAGGCGCAGCAGCAGGCGGCACTGGCCACGAAAGTGGATAATGCCAACTCCCGCGTCGATAACATGGCGAAGACGCTGAGCGACAGCCAGAACACACAGGCCAGTCTGAATACCTCGCTTCAGTCGCAGATTGACGCGCAGGCGGCCGCCAACATCAAAAACCAGACGACGCTGGACAACACGATTAAATCGGTGGCCAGTATCACCAGTACCCAGCAGACGCATGCAACGGCACTGGAGGCGCTGGCAACGCAGCAGACGACCCTGACATCCAGTGTCGGGGATCTCAGTGCTTCCGTTCAGAATACCGCCAAAACCGTGGCGGCTGTGAATGGTACGGTGAGTTCTCTGTGGTCGATGAAGGTTGAGACGGTTAACGGGAAGAAGGTTGGCGCGGGGATTACGCTGGGCAGCAATGGTGAAACGAGCGACATGATCCTCTACGCTGACCGCTTCTCGCTGTTTAACCGTAATAATGCGACGGCTGTTCCGGTGATGGTTGCCGAAGGCAATGAGCTGTATATCGATACGGCTCGTATCAAAAACAGTTCCCTGACCTCTGCCAAAATCGCGGACGGTTCCATTACGAACGCGAAGATCGGTAACGAGATCCGCTCGAATAACTTTGTTGATGGCTCGCAAGGCTGGCGTATCGCCAAGGATGGCTCTTCGCAGTTCAATAACGTGATCGTCCGTGGCAGGGTTGAAGCGAATAGCGGCGTGTTCCGTGGCACTGTCCAGGCGGATTCGTTCATTGGTGACATTGCGGTGGCCAAAAGTTACGACAGCCTGACTTTCCGCCGCAACCAGACGGTACAGCGGAACGGTGCGTATCAGAACAGGGGGTATAGCATGACAGTGGTTCTGGCCTGCACCCTGGTGTGCCAGACCTATGGGACGGGCAGTGGCCTGGGGTATACCTCTGATATTACGTTCAACATTGGTGGGCAGGAGGTAACCCGCCGTATCTTCGTCGATGCCGGTAATATCACAGGCGGCACCACGGCCTTTGAATTGCGGTTTGCCGCGCGCCTGGATGCTGACTACAACAATGTCGGCTTCTTTATCAGAGCGTCAGGTCGTACTGCCGCGATTGATTACACCTGCACAGTCGAGAACATCACCGCAACCGCATTTCGGACGGACAGCAGTTCATTTAGCTAACAGAGGCCCCGTAAGGGGCCTTTTCTTTTTCCAGAGATAACCATCCAGGAGGAACTTTATTATGGCGATGTATGAAGTCGGCAACGTCACGGGGGCAGCGTCGCAGGCACGGGTGACAGGTGCGACAACAAAATGGTCACAGGTAGCACTGGGGATACTCCCCGGGTCGATTCTGGTGGTCTACCGCAGCGGTAGTGCTGACCTGTATGCGATCAAATCCGTGGACAGTGACACTCAGCTGACGCTGACCCGGAATATCACCACCGCATTTTCCGGCGCCTCTTACGGCATTATTACCGCTGAAACCGCCAGCACCTCGTCGTTTGCTAACCAGCTGGCCAGCGCATTTGCATTCTGGCGTAGTGTGGTGGAGGGCTGGTCGATGGCCCTGACCGGCAGCGGCAATATCACCCTGACTGACCCGATCACAGGAAAGCAGGTGACCGTGCCGGCGATAGCCGGGATGGCGAAGGCATCGGATCTTAACGCGCTGGCAAAACTCACCGGAGGAAACAAACTCGACGGCTCGCAGGTTATAACCAGCGATAATGCCGGTTTTATTCTCGGTAAGAACTCAGATCTGGCTCTGCTCAAAAAACAGGGGCAAGGCGGGACAATTGCCGTTGGCTCGGGAACACCGTTCAGAGTTCAGCGTTCAAGAGCGACCACTGTGTCACCGTCAGATACCTTTGATGACATCTTCGTTATTGGGACCGATAACCAGACGACTTTGCCCGGTGGGTTATCAGCTGGCGGCAACATCGATAACACGTCAAAGGGGAAGGTTCTGACGCAGGCGATCGAGCTGTCAATGAGCACGCCTTACATTGACTTCCACTACAACGGCAGCAGTGCGGATTATACTGCTCGCCTTATCCACGACAGGCAGAACCGCCTGAACGCGCAGGTACAAAGTTTTTGGGTAACGGACGGGAGGATCACAGCATCATCGACCATGCCAGCCAACCCAGCCATCGGAACGCAACTGACCTCCAATCCGGTACGCTCATTGATGGCAGGGCGAGGAGCTTATGGTGACGTGGATGGCGCTTACGTCCAAATGTACATGGAGGAGCAGGTAGGCACCGAACACCGACTTGTTCTGTACGCTGACGGATTCGGGCGAACCGATGCATGGATTTTCCGGGCTGGCGGCACGATCTCCACCGGTAAGGGTGACGTCCTGACCACCGGCTCAGATGTCCGGCTGAAAGATGCGTTCATGGAGCCTCAAGAAGGGGCCTCCAGGCGCATTAACTCGCTGGGAGTATGCGAGTTCAATATGAAAGGCGAAACGCGCCGGAGGCGTGGCTTTATCGCCCAGCAGGCTGAAAAAGTTGACGACTTGTATACCTTCCTCGGCATCGAGCAGGAGATCGATGGTGAAAAATTCAGGGTGATGAATGTGGATTACACGGCAATCATTGCCGATTTGGTGACCGTGGTACAGGATTTGATTAGGCGAGTTGACGCACTAGAAAGTTGAGGAACATAAAAAATCCCCCGGAGGCACTTGCCGGGGGCAACTGAAACGACATTAATTGCTGTGTACATCACAAAACAATTTGCAGTAAACGATAAGTAAGTTCAAGTAAAGTTTTACTGGTCAGATGTTGTGTTATTTTTTAATAGCCTACCAAAATTAATAATGCAGTAGCTCTAAGCTCCACTGGAAATTCTTATTTAAGAATATAACCCTAAAGTATTGCTAAGTATCAGATATAAATCGTGTGGATGGATTCAAAGAAATGGATGCCAAATGTTATTATTGATACGTTTATCATTAATTGAAGTGCAATCTTGTAATTTTCACATCCGTGTTATAACTTTGTAATGCAGGGTGGTTTTATCTTGTTATTTAGTGGGTTAAAGTGATGGCGGCTCTTAGTGATTTATAATAGGCTTTCTATGTTAACAAATTTCCCGGATGAAAAATACATATCTGATAGAAATTCATCGTTCATTAAGCGAGTATATTTTTTACGTCAGATTGGTGTCGTTCTTTGCTTTCTTCCTATATATTCAGTCCTCCAGGAACAGTCACATCAAAAAATAACAACAGCCTTGTTAATTCTGAATGCACTCATCTGGCCATCGGTTGCTTATCTTGCAAGCATGATGTCGAAGGATATGCTGAGTACTGAAAAGAAGAATATGATACTTGATTCATTCTGGGCTGGAATCTGGATAGCCGTAATGCAAGTTAGTCCAATTCCATCATTATTCATAATCTCAGTTCAAATAGCTGATCGCTATGCTGCTGGTGGATGGAAAATTTTAAAACCAGCATTAATGTGGATGATGATTAGTTTCCTGACAGTTTGGTTAGTAAATGATTTCACATATACGATAGAATTCAGTACCCGAACGGTATTGCTTTCTTTACCCTTGGCGACCTGTTATCCCATATTACTGAGTATTGTTTCAAGGCACTTATCTATAAAGTTGAGGAAAAGAAGGGAGTTACTGGAAAAACAGGCTCTGATGGATCCTGGCTTAGATCTGCCAAATCGCCGTTTTTTTGAGCAGAAAATGGAAAGTGCTTATCGTGCGACACGTAAAAAGAGAACGCATTCTTATCTTATGCTCATTGATGTTGATAATTTTAAAAAAATTAATGATACCTATGGGCATGAAGTAGGTGATGCGGTGTTATCTCGTATATCATCAATATTACGAGACTGCGCTGGCGAGAAGGACGTACCAGCAAGATTTGGTGGCGATGAGTTGGCTATTATTGTTAACAATAGTAATAATAAGCTTGTTATAGCTATGGTTCATATAATTCAGAAAAAAATTAAAGATCTTTCATTACCTTCTCACAAAGATATTTACTGTACTGTCAGTATCGGTATTTCTTGCGCAGAAAATAAAGAATCAATCATCGAGTGGATCAAAGAGGCTGATGAAATGCTATATGAAGTTAAACGTAACGGGAAGAATGGATATTGCATGCCGAATAATTGAAGATGATATGATTTCTTTTCTCATGATTTTATGCTTATAAATTTTAAAGATAGTTTATGATCGGCATTACCAATACGGATAAATTTATTCGGAACCACAGACACCATCTCAACTAACGTTTGATACCTGCCACCAAATCAGTGTCACCACTTAACTGTATGATTTTATTATAATTAATGACGGGCTCGTGTTAATTTCTTTTCCCTTTTGAGTCATTTGATTTGAATAATCGATCAGTTTATGAAATGTGATAGGTTTTGCCTATTGTTCGATAGTTATCGATCATTTTAAACTATTTCTCTTTCATTATTAATTATGACACGATTAGGATTATTCTTAGTTCCGGTGTTTTTTTAATGATAAAGAACAGTATGGAAATAGATTCCTGTAGATTTGTTTTAGAACCATCTTTTAAAAAAGATGGTTCTATTCATTCTTGGGAAATTCTCACGAAAAATGTTAAAAAAAATTATTGCAATGATTACCTTGCTAATGAAGTTGGTTTTTGTTTCGCTTCATTAAGCGATAAAGAAAAAATCGATGTGTTTAAGAAACAGATATTGACAATTGAAAGGCTTGACACATCAAAATTGAAGTTCAAGCCAGTTTCGTTGAATGTTGATAGTCTTATTAGCGATTGTATTTTGAACGATAAATATATTGGTGATTACTTAAAAAACCAAAAAAACATTGCTTTTGAGATTAACGAGCATTTTCATGAATTCAATACTAAATGCTCTATGGTTGACTTAAAGTGTCTTTCAAAATTGTGTCCAGTATGGCTGGATGATTTTGGGAGCGGCTTAACAAGCTTAACAATTATAGATATGTTTAATTTTGAATGTATAAAAATTGATAAAGATTATTTCTGGGAAATACAGAGTGAGAGCGAATTCTTTAACGTAATAAATAAAGTAAAATCATACTGCAATTTCGTGATTGTTGAGGGAGTTGAGACAATAGAACAAAAAAATAAAGTACATTCTGTTGTTGATTGCGCTTGCCAGGGAAGGTTGTGGATGAGTGATTACTATTATATTGAGATTTAA